CGAGCAAGCCAGACGGGCGGCTCTCGTGATTTGGGTAGGCGTTGCGGTAGCCGCCTGGTTCTTGCTCGTATGCTCAGCCTTGGACGACGCGGGGAGGCCGTGATGCAGAACGCGGCCAAAATGCTGGAGCTCTGCCTCGGCGCGCACAAATCGATCTCATTCTCGCGCGTGGACGGGCAGTATCGGTGCACGACCTCGGCGGGTTCGCGCGTCGCGCCGGACCTGGAGACGCTTTTGCGCGACCTGGCCTGGGAGACGCACGACTCTCTCTCGTACCAGGCGCACAAGGCGCGCGCGGCCGCGGACGATCAGGACCGACAGCGCGCAGCGCTGCTCGACGAGATTGCCCGAGACGGGTTGCAGGCGGGAGACGTGCCCTTGCCCAACATCGCGCCAGCAGAGGCGCGCGAGACCGAAGGCGAGGCGCTACGCCGCACTGACCTTCTGCGCGACGAGCCATGACCAAGCTTCGCGAGAGAATCTTGTTCGGTGCAAGCCACGCGCGGCGCTTGCCGTTCGCCTTGCGCGACTTGCGCGAGAGCTGTTTTAGGGCGCGAGAGCTAGGACCCGATCCATTTTTCGAGTTCTTGATCAAGCAAACCACGAAGGCCATTTGGCCAACGGTCGGCGAGCTCGACGAGCTGAATCAGCTCTTGCGCGCGCGGGGGCTGGCTGAGGTCACGTGCTCGACGCGAGAACGCGTGGTCCCGCCGCAGCCCATCGAGCCGACGGCCGAAGAGCGCAAACGCATGGCGTGCGCTGAGCTCGACGCGATCGCGGCAGCCCGCCCGCTCAAGCCGCCTAGCAAGAGGTCGGAATTCGTCTCGGTCCCGAGCGAAGTGCACAAGCTTCGCGCGAAATACCATCAACGCTATCGAATTCGAGGGGCCGAATGAGCTGGCTCTATTGGCTGCCGTTCCTGGCGCTCGTGGGCGTGCTCGCGCTCGGCGCGTACCTGACAGAGGACGAATGAACAAGATCAAATATAGCGCTTTTGCTACTACGTTCTTGCTAGCGGCGTTCTCTATTGCCTTGTCTGGATTCGGGCTCAATTCTCCGAGCGTAGTGGCGCTCGGGCTCGTGCCGGGCTTCGTTGCGGGCTGGTGCGCGGGAAAGGCGGCTTGGTCGTGAAAAAAGGCGAAACACGCGAATTCGCACTGACAGGTTTGCAGGTTCGCAAAGCAATATTCCACGACGTGGCGAAGCGCCAAGACCTGCCAAACGGAGAATACGAGTTCCGAGTGGTCGTGGATGACGAAGATTGCTCCTCAGAGTTTTTCGGCACGTTGCTGGTCACGAGGAAGAGCTAATGACCGCCTCTCCTCTGCACTCGTCAAAGTCCGTCGAGCACTACACCCCGAGCTCGATTGTCGAGCCCGCGCGCATTGCGCTCGGAAAAATAGACCTCGATCCTGCCTCGTGCGCGGAAGCAAACAAGGCAGTGCGTGCCCGCACGTATTTCTCTCAGGACGGCGGGCACGGAGGACTAGATCGCGAATGGCTCGGGAACGTGTTCCTGAACCCACCGGGCGGCAAGCTCGACAAAAACCTGATGCCGATCAAGAAGGGACCGGGCAAGTCCGCGGCCGGCGTTTGGTGGGCAAAGCTCATGTACGAATGGCACGCGGGCCGCGTTGAACAAGCGATCTTCGTGTGCTTTTCGTTGAACGTGTTTCGGGCTGCAATGTCCGCAGACCCGACCGTGCGCGCACCACACGAGTTCCCGTTCGTGATCCCGCGCAAGCGCATTCGGTACGAGCATTTGGACGAGAACGGCGTTCGCGTTCCGGGCGCGAAGAGTCAGCACGACTCGGCGATCGTGTACGTGCCCCCGTTTGGTCAGCAAGCGGATCGCTTCAAGGCGGCTTTCGAGCACCTAGGCCCGGTGCGTCTATGAGGCTCCTTGCCGCACTGCTTCTAGTGGCATGCTCGGCCCCGCAGATCGAGCCCGAGCACTTGGTCACGCGGCGAGAGCCGACCGCCTCGAAGCAAGAGCTAGAGAGCACCGTGGTCATATTGTCGAAAGATGACGGGCACCCGTGCTGCTCCGGGGTCTCGGTGCTCGATCCGATCGGTCTGATCGTGGTGCTCACGGCCGCGCATTGCGTCGAGCACAAGGCGGATCCGAACGACCAAGACCCCGAGGCGCGGAGAGTGGCAGAGCTCCGTGACTCGATTTGGTTCTTCGCGCACGGCGCAGGCCAGGCGCAGGTCGCTACGTTGATCGAGTACGACGCTCTCCACGATCGCGCCGTGCTCGCGCCCGACGAGAACCCGCCTTCGCCTCTGGCCGCGCGAAAGCTCTGCGCCAGCTGCGCGCTCACAGGCATGCCCGTGCATTCGTACTCCGCGCTTTACCAGGAGACGCACGCGGGCCGCGTGCTCGGGCAAATCTGGGCGGGGCTTGGGTCCGAGTACTGGGAATCTGACCTCTCGATAGAGCCCGGCTGGTCTGGCTCACCCGTGTTCGACTCGTCCGGGGCCGTAGTCGGGCTAGTGTCCAAGTGCTCGGGCCAGTCCGTGCCAGCCGGCGATCACATGGCGCGGACGTGTCGCCCGCGCTGGTCTTTGTTCACGGATTCGCTCTGATTTCTGACGCACGCTTGCGTGACTTGCGCAAGTAGCTTAAGTTAGCTAGATGAAGCTAGCTCGCATGCTCGCCTTCGTGGCGATTTGCTCCGTGCCGGCGTGCTCGCACGGCTGCCCGCCCAAGACCGCAACCAAGCTCGAAGAGTGTCGACAGCGCATCGCGCGTGACTGCGGCGACAACGAGATCACGTCGTGCCCGACGTACAAGGCTTGCGTGACCGAACTCGAAGGAACCTGCCAATGAACTCCCAAAACGCACTGCAAGACGCGGCGGACGTGGCCAACATGCTCCTGGACCTGGAGCAGGCAAAGCACCCCGTGGCCGTGGGCGTGGTCAAGTCGTTCGTGCGCTTGTTCGCGGAGAAGATCAAGGCCGGCGAACCGGTGACGGACGCCGCGCTAAAGAGCGCCGAGCTCGCCGTGTCCGAAGCCATTTTGGCCGCGGGCGTGTGATGCGCGCGCTAGCGTTCGGGGCGGGGTGCGTCGTCGTCGGCGTGATCGTCGTGCTGACTGCAATTTCCTGGGATTTGTTTGAATGATCGCGCCCGTAGACTACCCCAAAGCCGTCTTAGCTCTGACTGAGTACGCGTGCGGCGGCGAGCTCGGGCGCTCGTACCTCGGCGACCCTGTTTACCAGGCCGTGACCGAGATGCGCCAAGAGCAGACGGAAAAGATCCGTCAGCGCCAGCTCTTGCAAGGCGTGCCACGCGAAAAGCTCGCGTTCTATTCGTCCTGTGCCGACCTCGTGCACTGGCTCTACTTCAGGCTCGGCGTGCGGCTCGGGTGGATCAATCGCGACGAGATGCGCGCGTCGACCAACCAAGGGTGGCGCGTCGAGCTGAACATCTCGCTCTTGAGCCAGCCGCGCATGAACTCGTGCGTGGAAATGGCCAAGCCGGGCGACCAGTACGCGCCCGGCGACTGTCTGCACATCGGTCTCCCGGGCACGAACCAAGACCACGTGATGATCGTGCGCTCGCACGACCCGAAGACGGGCGCCGTGGAAGTGGCCGAGTATGGCCAGCCCGGCGGGGCCATCCACACTCATCAGCTCGTGACCAAGAGCGGCCGCGTGTACATGGGTCAACGGCAGTTGCTCACGGTGCTCCGCCTTCAGAACGTTTTGCTGAAGGCAGACGCTCAGAACAAGCTCGAACCGCCGGACCTGTTCGCGCTCGACACGGCCGAGGACTGGGCGCACGAGCCGCCGACCTTGCCGGGGTGACGTGAACGCGCGCGTTTCGTTTCGCGAGCAGGCGCACAGGCAAGCGCCCGAAGAGCCGATCGCGTCCGCGCTCGAGATGAGCGAGGAAGAGCAAATCGCGTTCGATCGCGAATACGTCGCGCGCTTCGGGCTTCACGGATTCGTCGAGCTGGCTTGGAGCCACGTCGAGCCCGCGGCGCACTTCGAGGATAACTGGCATCTCCAGCTCGTCGCGAACAATCTCGAAGCGGTCTCGTGGGGGCTGCAACGCGACCTCGTGATCAACGTTCCGCCGGGCACCGGCAAGAGCTTGCTCACGTGCGTTTTCTGGCCCGCGTGGACGTGGATCGAGCAGCCCGGTAAGAAGTGGATCTTCGCCTCGTACGCGCCGGGCTTGAGCGCGCGTGACGCGCGCCGTTGCCGCGATCTGATTCAGAGCGACTGGTTCCAGAAACGCTGGCCCCAGGTTCAGCTCTTGGGCCACGCGGAGACTCTCTACGACACGAGCGCGGGCGGTTTTCGGTTCAGCACGAGCGTGCGCGGCGAGGTCACGGGCCGACACGCGGACATCATTGTTTGCGACGATCCAATCAAACCCAAGGACACGCAAGGCACCGCGAGCGTAACGAAGAACGAGCTCGAGTTCGTCAAGACTTGGTGGGGCGGGACCATGTCCACGCGCCGCGCGGACCCCAAGACCACGGCGCGCGTGATCATCATGCAGCGCTTGCATCAAGAGGACTTGGCGGGGCACGTGCTCGCGCAAGGCGGCTACGCGCATGTGTGCTTGCCGATGCGCTTCGATCCCGAACGCGCGTGCGTGACCCCGTTCGGCGCCGACCCGCGCACGCGCGCGGGGGAGCTCTTGCACCCGAACCGCATCGACGAAGCCGCCGTCAAATCGCTCGAGGCCGAGCTGAACGTCTACGCGCCAGCGCAGTTGCAGCAACGTCCCGCGCGCGAAGGCGGCGCGATCTTCCGCAAGGCGTGGTTCAAGTTCTGGAACCACGCGACCCGCCCCGCTGTGTTCGACGAGCTCGTGTGCTCGTGGGACATGACTTTCAAGGACACGCTAGGCTCGGACTACGTCTGCGGCCAAGTCTGGGGACGTGTCGGGGCCGACTACTATTTGCTAGATCGAATCTACGAGCGCTTGTCGTTCCCGAGCACGTTGCTCGCGGTCAAAAGCCAATTGCGCAAATGGCCAGACATCGGCCCCAAGCTGATCGAGGACAAGGCCAACGGCCCCGCCGTGATCAGCGTGCTCGAGCGCAAGGTCCCGGGCCTGATCGCCAGGACTCCAGAAGGCTCGAAAGTCACTCGAGCGAACGCCGTGAGCTATCTGCATCGCTCTGGGAACGTCTGGTATCCCGACCCTGAAATGGGCCCAGAGTGGGCGTGGGTGCGCGAGCACATCTCGCAAATGACTGATTTCCCCGTCGCGTCTCATGACGATTCGGTAGATGCCGAAACGCAAGTGCTTCTCTATTTCGTCGAGCAGCACAACGAGCTCTTGGACGCGCTCGACCGTCTCGTGAAGGAAAAAAACCGTGGCAGATCTTGATTTCGTCGCCAATTGGCTGGGCAATACATGGCAGTTCGCACCCCGCGAAGACGGCTGGGAGAACTGCAATACAGGCTTCGGCACCGCGCGCGACAAGACCATGGCGACGCACTACGCCGGGTTCTTCCAGCTCGGAGACGCCGAGCTCGAGGCCATCTATCACGGCGACGATATGGGCGCGCGCATGATCAATACCGTGCCCGAAGAAATGCTCCGGAAGGGCTTCTTTTTGGGTTTCGGAGCGGACGCCAAAAAGAGCGACAAGCCAGGCGAGTCTCGGATCCCAGTAGCGCCGCAAGACGGCGCGAAACTGGCGGACGACATCGAAGACGAGATTCTGAAGCACAACGCGCGCGAAAAAGTAATCGAGGGAGATTGCTGGGGCGGGCTGTATGGCGGATCCGGGCTCGTTCTGGGCGCGGACGACGGCTTGCCGGCGTGGAAACCACTCGATCTGACACGCGTCCGAACGCTCGATTTTTTGCAAGTGATCGATCGCCGCTACCTGTTTCCCGAATCGTTCTACGCGACCGGGCCGAAGAGCGGCGAGCCAGAGATCTACATGCTCGGGAACGCGAACAACTTCTTGAACTCGCCTTTCCGGATCCACGAGTCGCGCTTGATCCTCTTCCGCGGCGCGCGCACTAGCCTGCAAGAGCGCCGACGCCGGAACTGGTGGGACCATTCGCGTCTGCAACGCCCGTACGAGGTGATGACCATGTTCGCCACGTCGTACAAAGCGATTTCGGTGCTCCTGACGGACGGCCCGCAAGGCGTCTACAAGCTCAAGGGCTTGGCCTCGCTGATCGGCGGGCAAGGTCTGCAAAAGCTCAATACCCGGCTCGAGCAAATCGAGATGTTCCGGTCGGTCATGCGCGCGATCGTCGTGGACGCCGAGGCCGAGTCTTTCGAGCGCGCGGCGTTCTCGTTCGCTGGCATCCCGGACGTGATTCAGCAACTCGTCTTGCGCATGGCTGCGGCCGCGGAGATGCCCGCCACGATCCTCATGGGTCAAAGCCCGGCGGGCATGAACGCGACCGGCGAGAGCGATTTTCGCTGGTTCTACGACAAGATTGAGACGCGGCAACGGAACTACCTCGCACCGCGTCTGAAGCGCCTGATCGAGGTTATTTGCGCCGCGAAAGACGGCCCGACGAACGGCGAGGGCATCCCGAAGGTCAAGATCGAGTTCGAGCAACTCTGGCGCCTGGACCCGTTGCAAGAGTCGCAGCGCGAGCTTGCGGTCGCGCAACGCGACCAGATCTATTTCAACATCGGCGCGATCACGCCCGAAGAGATCATGTTGTCGCGCGTGGACCGGCGCGGACAGTTTCGCGACGATTACACGGCTTTCGATCACGACCTCCGAGAAGAAGCTCTCGCGCTCAAAGAAGACGAGATCGTGAACGGTCCTCCTGACCCGACTACGGATGAAAATGGCAATCCGATTGACCCCCGAGCACCAGGCGCACCAGGAGCAACTAGCGGGAACCGTCCGGCAGGCAGCAAATCGCCGAGCCCAGGCGCTGGCGCTCCTGCGAAATCAGGTAATCCCAAATCGCAAAAAGATTCCTGATCGTGCGCAGCGCTACGCCGGATCGATGCGTCCGCCGGACGGCGCTTCGCTCCGGTACCGCGCGGCGCTGCGCAAGCTCGTGAAGGGCTGGCAGGCGCAGCTCTTGAGCGAGCTCGAGCCGGCGATTACGCGCGCGCTCGCGCGACAGGACGCGGCCGAAGACACGCCAGACGACGTGCTCAAGCGCACCCGTCTGAAGATCCGTGCGCGCACCGAGCGCGCGAAGCCAGTCGTTTCTAGGACGGCTCAGGACACGGCTTCACACAACGCGCGCGAGTTCCAGCGCGTTATCGGCGTGCCGATCAAGGCTGTCCAGGCAGGCATAGCGCCGAAGCTCGAGACGTTCCAGGCCCAAAACTTGGACCTGATCACGAGCCTGCAAGACACCGAACTAGATCAGCTCGGGGAAGTGATCGGCGAGGCGATCGATCAAGGCCTTCGCGTAGAAGAGCTGCGCGATCTCATTCTCGAGAGATTCGACGTGACCCAAAGCCGCGCTGATCTCATTGCACGCGATCAAGTGCTCAAGCTCAATGGGCAGCTCTCGCAAATTCGCCAGACCTCGGCGGGGATCGTGGAATACGTGTGGACCACGTCCGGTGACGAGCGCGTGCGCGGTAACCCCGCTCTGAAGCGCCGCGGGGGCGGGGACCACTACCACCTAAACGGGACCACGTGCCGATGGGACGCTCCGCCGGTCACGAACCCGGACACGGGCGAGACGCACAACCCGGGCGAGGACTATCAATGCCGCTGTGTCGCGTTTCCCGTGATCCCCGATTACTCGGACGAGTCAGACGACGGGGAAGTGGTCGCGGCGGAATAAAAAAGCCCGGGACCCTTTTCGAGTCCCGGGCTACGTGCACGGGGTAGTAAAACGAAATCAGCTCGCGGTCGAGGTCGAGCCTGCGCCCGGATCGGCAGGCGTGCTCACCGGATCGGGACTCGGTGCCGGCGCGGGGGCAGGGCTCGGAGCAGGAGCCGCGACCGTATTCTCGGCGACTGCCGAGGCCAGTTTCGCGGTCTTGGCCGCGAGGTCCGCGCGGAGCGCGACGAGCGCGCTCGTGTCCGAACCCTGGTCGGCGAGCTGTTTCTTGAGCTGATCGAGCTGCGCGCCGAAGCCATTGATCAGCGTGATCGCGGAATCCACGACCGAGTCGGTTTGCGAGATTTGATTGGCAAGTGCGTCGAGTTGAGCGGACATGATTTCTTGACCTTTCGCAATTTTGGCGAGCAGCCGGATCACGAGATCCAAGCGGGCGCTCACCTTCGTCCAAAACATCGGACCTCGAAGCTACCATAGCACATTGCGCAAGTCACTAAATCAAAGCGCTTGACCGCGTGCCCGTGTGGGCATATCTTCAAGACTCGAAGCTCGTTCGCGAAAGGGCCCTTTCAGGGCTTTCACTCCTTTCACCTGAAAGGGCCTTTTCGCCAACGAGCCCGCAAGGGCTCTCTCGTTGGCAGAACTGCGTTACGACGTAGATCGTCTCGGCAAGGCCGAGCGCACACCCTCGGGCGGCGTTAAGGTGCCGGCCGCGTTGTCGCGCGTTGGTATTTTCCCATACCGGCGCGCGGACGGCTCAACGCGGCTCGAGTTCCGTCCGCCTGAAGAAGTGTTCCACGAGGACTCGCTTGCGAGCTTCGGCGGCGCGCCCGTGACGGTTGGCCACCCGCCGCAAGGCGTGACCCCGGCGAACTGGGCGCAAGAGTCCAAAGGGCACATCGTAGAAGGCACGATCCGCAAGGACGGCACGCACGTTGCGGCTGCCTTGACCGTGCAAGACGGCGCGACGATCGCGCGCGTGGATTCGGGCGAGCTCTGCGAGCTCTCGCTCGGGTACTCGGTGGACTACGATCCGACGCCCGGCGAGTACCAGGGCCAACGCTACGACGGCGTCCAGCGGAACATCCGCGGCAATCACGTCGCGCTCTTGCCCAAAGGCGCTGGCCGCGCCGGGCCGGACTGCGCGCTGAGACTCGACTCGAATTCAGCAGTTCTCGACGAGCTGCCCTCAAACGCGGGCAGGCCCGCAGAACAAGCCGGGAAAGTCCCGGAAAGGTACTGGTTTCTATGATCATTCGACACGACGGCAAAGACTACGATTTGAGCAAGCCGGCCGAGCTCGCCTCGTTCACGCTCGCGCTCGAAGGCGCAAATCGCACGTATTCCGAGAACCTCTCGAAAGAAAAGGCGCGTGCGGACAAGGCCGAAGCTGAACGCGACGCGGCGCGCGCCGAGGTCACTGCGCTCAAAGACCCCAAGCGCTTCGACTCGGCCGTGTCGGCTCGCGTGTCATTGCTCGTGACCGCCGGCAACGTGCTGGGCGCCGAGTACCGCGCGGACGGCAAGACCGATCGCCAAGTCCAAGTGGACGTGATCAAGAAGGCCGATCCGAAGTTCGACGACGCGAACCGCACGGACGCGTACGTCCAAGCACGTTTCGACTTGATCGCGGAGAGCGGCGCGCGCGCTGACTCGATCGTGAACGCGCCTGCCGCGATCGCCGCGGTGCAGAGCCAGGGCCGCACCGACTCCGGCGAATCTGCCGAGGCCAAGGCCTACCGCGAGATGTGCGAGCGCAACCGCAACGCCTGGAAGCCCGCCCCGGCGAAGAACTGAGAGCTGACCCATGACCATTCAGACTTCTTTTTCCGTCGATCACGTGATCGCGTTCCCGGGCCAGCCCGCGGATCTCACTCACTCGACCGTCATCAGCAAGATCAATACGTACAGCGCGGCGATCCCGTTCGGCTCGTTCGTCTGCCGCGCGGCGGCCGGCGTGGACGAGTCTTGCGCTCTGCCCGTGGCTTCTGCCGACGTAACCGCTCGTCCGCGTGGCGTGGCGATCAAGGACCAGACGCATCGCGGCTCGAACAACCTCGACAACGAGGTGAACGACATGGTCCCGATCATGACCAAAGGTCGTGTTTGGGTGACCGTCGAAGGCGCGGTGACCGAAGGCTCGGCCGCGTTCGTGCGCTTCGCGTCAGGTGCCGGCGGCTCGATTCTGGGCCTGTTCCGGGCGGACGCGGACAGCGCGACTGCTGTCGCCATTCCGAACGGCGCGGGCATCTTCCGCACTTCGACCACTGGCGCGGGGCTCGCGCTGCTCGAGCTGAACCTCCCGTGATCTCGGGCTGAGGACTAACCAATGAAGACTTTTGCTCACATTTGCTACGAAATGGGCATCACGCCCGACGAAGTGCGGAACAGCCCGGGGTTCTTACGCAAGGACTGGCGAGACGGAACGCGTCTCGACGCTGGCGACACTGCGTTTCTGAATCGCCAGATCGAAATCGTGCGCAGCAAGGTGTATGAGAAGAAATACGCCGCGCTGCTCGCGCGCCAGTTCTTGCCAACGGCAACCGACATTCCGGCGTTTGCAACGGTCGGGATCGAGGTCGTGTACGACACCGCGGGCCGCCCTCGGATCATCTCGAACGGCGGCGAAGACCTCCCGCGCGTGGACGTGATCGCGAGCGAGCTCTCATTCAAGGTCGCGAGCCTCGGCGCGAGCTACGGCTACACGCTCATGGATCTGCGCCAAGCGATCGGCCTCGGCATTCCGCTGACCGACAAGAAGGCGCTCATGGCCTCGCGCGCGATCAATACTGGCATCGACGAACTCTTGGCGATCGGCAAGCTCTCGACCGTCGGCCAAGACTTGGGTATGACTGGCTTCATCAACGCAGGCTCGGTGCCGATCCTGACCTCGGGCGCTGCCAGCCAGTCGTGGGACAACGCGTCCACTACGCCGCTGCAAATTCTTGCGGATTTGATGGCGCTCGCCAACGCGCCGAGCAAGCAAACGCTCCAGATCTACACGGATTGCAACATCATTCTTGCGCCGCACGACTACGAAGTCGCAAACGCCGTGGTGATGCCGAATCAGCTCGACACTGTGCTCTCATTCTTCCTCCGGACGAACAAGCACGTTCAAGGTGTCGATCAATGGCACCGGCTCACCGCGGCCGGCGCTGGCGGCAAGAACCGCGCGATCTCGTACTGCAAGGACCCCGAGGTCATCGAGGCGATCGTGCCGCAAGAGTTCGAACAGTTGCCCCCGCAGCTGAAGAACCTGGAGACAGTCATTCCGTGCCACGCGCGATGCGGCGGTGTTCGCCTGCATCAGCCGCAAGCCATGGCGTACATGGATCTGACTGCGACCAGCCCGTGATCGTCTACAATAAGCGAGGCGGTCAGATCGTGGGACCCCGCCCGGCAAAGGGCGGGGGCGCCTACGTGTTCCAACCCGGCGCAAACGACGTGCCCGAAGAGTACCTCAAAGGGCTCGACGAGCACGGGATCGCGGCGCTGGATTCGTACTTCGAGGAGGGTTGGCTCGACGCCGAATTGCCCGAAGAGAACGACGCGCCAGCGCCTGTCGCGAGCGAGCCGACCTCGGGCGATCAGTTGCCCGAGGATGCCGAAGTCGCAATCGCTAAGGTCAAGGCCTCGAAGGATCGCAAAGAGCTCGCAGGCTGGCTCGAACACGAGCAGCGCGAAAACGTGTTCGAGGCGCTCGTGGATGCCCTGAATGCGCTCGACGGCGGCTCTTCGCTGAAGGCGTGACGTGGACCTCGCCGGATTTCGTGCTCGATTCCCGGAGTTTCGTACCGCGCCGGACGCGGTCGTAACGGCGGCTCTGACGGCCGCAGCCGGCGAGACGAGCACGGATTTCGGCGACTCGTACGACGAAGCCCACGGGCTACTTGCAGCGCACAAGCTCGCAATCAGCCCGTTCGGACAGAGCGCGCGAATGGTCTCCGATAAGGGAGAGACCACGTACCAGCGCGAACGCGACGCGGTCATGGCTCGAATGATTGCCCCGATTGCTGTGATCTGAAATGCCCGGCGCTTCTCAAATCGAAGATCTAGACCGCGGCGCGCGCCAGTTTCTGGCCGCGCTAAAGCGCGCGAAGATCACGATCGAGGTCGGGCTGCTCGACGGCACCGCGGCAGATCAGGAGCACAACGCACCGAAAGGCAAGATCGGCAAGTTCTTGCGCAAGGCCGCGGGCACCTCGCGGCTTACTGTGCGTGAGATCGGCGCGATCCACGAGCTGGGGCTAGGCGTGCCGAAACGCTCGTTCATCGCCGCATGGGTGGACGAAGACGCGAGTGCGATCAATTACCAACTGACCAACATGGGCAAAGGGCTAGTTCGCAAGAACAACCCTGTCCCGCTCGAGACGCTCGCGAATCAGTTCGGACTCTGGTCCGTGGGGCGGATTCAGCAGCGCATCTCCGACGGCATCGATCCGCCGCTCGCGCCGAGCACGATCGCACGCAAGGGGTCGAGCACGCCGCTGATCAATACGGGGCAGCTCCGCAGCTCAATCACGTACCGGCTACTCGAAGGGCTGCGCTGAATGCTCTGGGCGCAGATAGCCCCGGTCTTGGTCAGCGCAGTTACTCAGGCGGCGCTCGAGCCAAACACGACCACCGGCCCGAACTATTCCGCGCTTTGGCAAAATCAAGAACGGCCGTTCGCGGACACACAAGTTCAGGCCGAGATCTTCTTGTCGATCGGAAAAAGCACTCGAATCGACTGGGGTTATACGGACACTTTCAACGCGACCACGAACAAGATCGATCGCTCGATCAAGAGTCAGCACGAGTTCACCTTGAGCGTGCAAGTTCGCTCCTACGAGCAAATCGAAGCCAACTGGGCTTTCGAGTACGCCGAGCGCATCCGCACACGAATCGACCGCGAAGACATCTACGAGACTCTACTCTCTGCAAACGTGGTCGTGATCGAGGACCTCGGCATCGTAGCTGCCGACGCCGCGATCGACGGACGTCAGTGCAGCGTCGCAAACCTCGATCTGCGCCTTCGTTGCGCGTTCGATGACGCAACCTTTCCGCTCGACTGGATCGAGCAAGTTCAACTCAGCGGCGCGGTATCGGGTGGCAAGAACCCGATCACGTTCCCTGCGGCGGTTATCCAATGAGCACACTCGACCAAATCGTCAATCTGCAAATCACGCTCACGAGCTCGACGCCGACCAAGGACGGCTTCGGTAGGCCTCTGATCGTCGCGTATCACACGCGGTTCCCAGGCCGCACGAAGCTGTACACCGATCCGTCGCAAATGCTCACGGACGGGTTCGCCGTGGACGATCAGGCGTACAAGCTGGCGCTCGCGATTTCGCAACAGAACCCGCGACCCAAAGACTTCAAGGTCGGTCGGCGCGCGCTCGCTCCCACGCAGATCGTCAATTTCACTCCAACGAACTTGACTGCGGGTTTCGTTTACTCCGGTTCGGTCAATGGCAAGTACTCTTGGACGTACACCGTACCGGGCTCCGCCACGCTCGCGGCCGTGTGTACGGGCATCGCGGCCGCGCTCCAGACCGCGATGGTCTCCGCCGCGGTCGGTTCCACTGCCGTGGGCTCGAGCGGAACCATGGTCGTCGCTACCTGCGGCATCGCCGGCAAGATTCTTCAGTTCCTGGGCCACCCTGCGGAGCTCCAGACTGCGGACGTGACGACCGACCCGGGCATCGCAACCGACCTCGCCGCGATCTACGCCGCTGATTCGGACTGGTACGGCATTCTGCTCGACTCGAATTCGAAGGCGGAAATCTCCGCGGCGGCCGCTTGGGTCGAGACCGTCCGACGCATGTTCGCGTCCGTCACGGCCGACTATGCGTGCAAGAACCCCGCGAGCACGACCGATGTCATGTATGTGAACCAACAGCAGAAGTGGTTCCGTACGGGCATCTTCTTCCGGAACGACGTGGGCTCGACGTTTGCAGCTGCGCTCATGGCGCAGCGCTTCACCGATCCACCGGGTTCGGACACGTGGGCACACAAGCAAGTCGTCGGGCAAGCGACTGACACCACGCTCTCGGACGCCGATCAGGCCGCAATCTGGGGAAAGAACGGGAACACCTATCTGACCGTCGCGCAGCAAGGCGACGTGATGTGGGGCACCGTTTGCTCGGGCGAGTTCTTCGACGTGGTTCGCGGGATCGATTGGCTCTACGCCGCGCTCCAAACGAGCGTGGTCAACGCAATCCGCGCGCAAAAGAAGCTGTCATACACGCGCGGCGGCGCGCAGGCGATCTACGCGGCCGTCCAAAACGTACTGAACGCGGCGACCAAGCCGCCGAACCAATTCCTTTCTCCGGACAATCCGCCTGTCACGCTCGTGCCGGACGTGACCACGCTAGATCCGAGCGTTCGCCAAACGCGCGTGCTGCCGAACGTCACGTTCTCCGCGCAGCTCTCGGGCGCAATTCACGCGACCAACATTAGCGGCACCGTGTCGCACTGAGGCTAGACCATGGCTACGAAAACCTACTCCGCAAACGAAGTTACGTGCTTGGTCGCCGGTCTCAGTCTCGACTCAGGCCGTGGCGACGACACTTTCATCAAGATCAGCCAAAAGACGAAACGCTTTTCGTCCAAAGCGGGCATCGACGGCGAAGTCACTCGCACCGAGAGCAAAGACGACACGCACACCGTGGAAATCACGCTCATGCAGACGAGCGACGGTAACGCGATCATGTCCGCGCTTCACCAGGCCGATCGCCTGACTCGCCAGGGCATCGTGCCGATCATGATCAAAGACCGGCAAGGTAACTCAGTGTTCGGCTCGCTCGAGGCGTGGATCACGGGCTGGCCCGATCGCACGTACAAAAAAGAAGCGGACGTGATCGTCTGGGAGCTCGAAGTAGCCAACCCGGACCGCTTCGAAGGCGGTAACTGATGGCTAGCGAAATTCTCGATACCACGAAAGTCACGGTGGACGGGTTCGAGTACACGCTCCAAGCTCTGGACACGGTCAAGGCCCGCAAGGTCTTGTTCAAGGTCATGGGCGCACTCGCGCCAGTTCTCCAGGCGCTGGCAAAGGCTCAGAGCGAGCCCGAGCAGGCGCTTGCGCAAGCGGCTTCGGCGCTCGTCGAGCACTTGCCCGAAAGCGCATACGCGGAGCTTTGCGACGTGTTCGCCGCGAATACGATCGTCGAGCTGCCGGACGGCCGCTCTCCGCAACTCAAGGACGTTCTCAGATTCCATTTCTCGCGCCGGCTCTCGGCCGAGGCCCGCTGGCTCTTCGAGTGCTGCAAGTTCAACTTCGCCGATTTTTTAGACGGCAAAGCGCTTGGAGACCTCCGAGCGCTGATGCCAAAGGCCTCGTTGAAATCGACTGCCCCCCTGAGCTCGACTGGTTCGTCACCCGCCTAATTACTGATCCGCGCTGCTCACTCTCGTACGTGGACTTGCGTGCAATGACTTTGTGCGATGCGCTCGACGTGCACATCGGTCTCGACATTAGAGACGAGCTCGAGCGCCTCGCACGTGAACGTACGGAGTAACTCTTGGCCTCGGCTCTTCGACAAATCTTCGCCTCTTTTGGTGTCGAGTTCGACGCGGAAGCGCTCGAAAAAGGCAACAAGAAGATCGACGAATCCAAGAAGAAGCTCCGCGAGCTTGGAGAGTTCGTGCTCGAGGCCTTCGCGGTCGAAAAGCTCGGCGAGTTCACGCTCGGCATGGCCGAGCAAGCCGAGCAGATCGAGCACACCGCACAAGCTACCGGCCTCGCGACGGAAGAACTCCAGGCCTGGCAGTTCGGCGCTAAAAAGGCGGGGCTCGAGAACGAAGAGTTCACAGCGGCCCTCCGCCGCTTGAGCCTCGCGCTCGCGGGCGGCAAGAACGAGCTCGGCACGCAATCCGCCTTGCTCACGAAGCTCGGAGCGACCACGCAAGGCGCGCACGGGCAGGCCGTTTCCCTCGCGGACGTTCTGCCCAAGATCGCGGACGAGTTCGCGAAGATGCCCGACGGCCCGAAGAAAGCGGCCGAGGCAACCGCGCTCTTTGGGCGCCAGGGCGCACGCCTGATCCCGCTCCTGAACAAGGGCGCGGAAGGCGTGCTCGCGCTCAAGGAAGAGCTCAACGAGCTCGGGGGCGGGTTCTCGCCAGAATTCATCGAAGAGTCCTCGAAGCTGATCGAGCAGACTCGCCGGCTCGAACAGGGCTGGACTTCGCTCAAGGTCAAGCTCGCCGGCTACTTGCTCCCGGCCGTGGACGCGGTAGTCGGCGGCTTGATCAAGTTCGTTTCTTGGGGCGGCAAGCTCGCCCAAGAAACGAACATCGTCACGGCCGCACTCGTCGCGCTCGGGATCAAGGGTGCTGCTTCGTTGATCTCGTTGGCCGTAGCGAACGCGCCGCTCTTGCTCGAGTTCGGGCTGATGGCGGCGGGGATCGGTCTAGTCGCGCTCGCGATCGACGAGCTGATCACTACATGGCAAGGCGGAGACTCGCTCATCTCGCGCGCTATTGACAAGATCTTCGGCGCGGGCTCGACCGCGCGCGCGGTCGCGTGGATTAAGTCGATCGGCAACGGCATCGCGGAGATGTTCTCCGAAGCCGCGAACGATACTGAGGCCTATCACGAGACCTGGCAAAAGGCGCTCGCGGGGATCGAGAGCGATACGGACGGTTTCGGCGGGTACTGGTCGGGGTTCCTTGCTGCGGCCACGGACACGTTCTTTGCGACCGTCAACGGACTCTCGAACGGGTGGGAAGGCTTCGGCAATTTCATGTCCGGGATCATTGACGGTCTCGGGTTCTCGTTCGAGGTCGTTTGGGACAACATCAAATATGCCGGGCTCGGTGTGGCAGCTGCGCTGTCCGATGCGTTCCAAAACTTCTTGGCGAGCCTAGGCCCAGTCACGGACCTGGCGAAGAAGCTCGGCGTGGACGTGAGCGCGGGGCACGCGGGCGCCGATCTGGCCGCAGACAAGGCCTCGCACGACAAGGCGCGCTTGGCGGAAGCGGAGGACATAGACGCGCGCATCCGCGGCACCGGCAAGTATGCACCGAAGGCCAAGCCCGGCTCCGCGGCGCCCGAAGGCGGCGGAGACACGACCGTCAACGTCAACCACGTGACGAACGTGACCGTGCCAGGCGGCACGCCTGGCCACGTGGCGAAGCAAGTCGGCCGCGCGTCGTCGCAAGGTGCCGCGAACACGCACCGAGCGGCAGCTAACGCTCTCGCGCAAGGAGCGCCGAAGAAATGATCACGATCACGTACGAGGACGACTCGGGCGCGGTCGTTTCGATCAAGTTCGACGTGGACACGCAAGAGACGCACGAGCTAGCGAACATCATTACAGAGCACCCGGTCGAAAAAGGCGCGGACATCTCGGACAACATCCAGCCCCAACTCGACCAGTTCACGATCGAGGGATACGTCTCGGACGCGCCCACGTTTTCGAACCCGGGCATCGTGGACGTAGCTACGTTCTCGGGGGTTGAGCTCCAGATTTCTGCACACCCATTGCCGCAGCAGTTCACAGCGGCCGCAGCCGTTGGCGCGCTAGGTAACCTCGTGTTCGGCGGGGGAGGCAACCCGACCGCTACCATGATGACGTTCGACGAGCTGCCCTCGCGCAAAAAGGCGCTCTACGACCTCTTGCGCGACGTGCGCGACAACGCGCGAGTGTGTCGCGTGATCACTGCAATGCACGAATACGAGGACATGGTCTTGCAGTCGCTCACGTCGACGCGCACGCCGGAAGCGGGCTCGGGCGCTGTGTTCTCCGTGGTTATGAAACAGATCCGTTTCGTCACGAGTGACGTGACCGTCGCGCCCGAGCCCACGGAAAAGCTCGGCGCCGCACCGGTTTCGGTCGGCTCGAAGAACGCGGACGAAGACAAGCTCGCCGAGAAAAAGAAGAGTCTCGCCGCGAAGATCTTCGACGCTGGGACAAGCGCGCTGGGGTTCTGATGATCGTCGTCATACCGACCGTTACCGATCAGCCATATTACTCGTTCCGAGTGCGGCTCGAGGGGCGCGATTTCGGTTTCTCTGTCCAGTACTCGACGCGGCAAGACCTCTACTATTTATCGATCGCCGATTCATCGGGCACGCCGCTCGTGACGGGGCTGAAGCTCGTCACAAACTGGCCCTTGCTCGAGTACTACCAGGCTGATCCGCGGCTGCCTCAGGGGGAGCTCTTCGCCATGAGCACCACGACCAACACCAGCCCCGCACACTTCGGCGAACTCGGCGCGGGCAAGCGTGTCGAGCTAACCTATTTCGAGCAAGCGGACGCGCTTGCCTTCCGCGCGCAGCGCGACGCGAGCACGTCCGGTGCCTAAGCTTTTCGGACGCAAGGCGCGCATCGTTGTGGGCACGAGCGCTACCGAAGGGATCGACGTATCCCAGCACCGATGCTCGTTCGAGGTCACGAAGACGCTCAAGCCGCTACCGAATTCGTGCACGCTCAAGATCTACAATCTGAGCCAAGACCAGCGTGGGCAGATCGCCAAGCTCGCTCCGCCGACCGCTTCCGGCAACGCAAACTCGGCACTCGCGGGCGTGCCCGTGCTGATCGAAGCTGGCTATGTCACGACCGACCTAGCCCAAATATTCTTGGGCGATTTGCGCGTCGCGTACTCGGCGAAAGAAGGCGCGAACGATTGGGTGACGACGATCGAGTCAGGCACCAACGAGAAAGCGATCAAGACGGCGCGCGTGAACGTCACGATCGGGCCGAAGGCCGGCGCGGACACGGCGCTGCGCGCGATCGTCAAAGCGCTCGGGGTGGGTGATGGCAACGTGGCCGGGACCGTCGCGAAGCTCAAGAGCGCGGGAGTCGCGCGGATGCTCACGAACGGGCTCGTCCTGTCGGGGCAGGCCTCGTTCCACATGACGAACTTTTGTAAGTCCGCCGGACTCGAGTGGTCGATCCAAGACGGCGCGCTTCAGATTCTGGACAAGGACAAGGCCTTGTCCACGTTTGCCGTTCTGCTTTCTCCGGATACGGGCCTGCTCGAGAGCCCGAGCGTGGATCACATGGGCCTGATGAGCGCCAAGTGTCTGCTCAATCCGAATATTCGCCCCGGTACTTTAGTGACCATTGACTCACAGCAAGTCAAGGGCACGTACCGAGTAGTGAAGTGCAAATACGAGGGGGACACGTACGACGATCCATGGTGGATCATGCTCGAAGGCAAGCGTTACTGACTTTCGCAAGTCGCTAAACGGTGCTATCTTACGTGGGTGACTCTGTCCGACTTGGAGCTGCCCGATCTGCTTTCGCAGGTTCAAGAGTCGCGGCTGCTCGACGTGTGGACGGCGCTGCCTGGAATAGTGCAGAGCTACGACCCGAGAACGAACACGGCGAGCGTTCAGCCTGCCGTCAAGCGCCGTCTCGAAGACGAAGACGGCGATCCCGTGCACGAGCAAATACCGGTGTTGCCGAGCGTGCCCGTCGTGTGGCCCGGCGGGGGCGGCTTCGAGCTCCGGTTCCCTCTGGCGAAGGGCGATTCCGTGCTTTTGGTGTTCAGCCAATGGGCGGACGGAGCATGGCGCGAAACGGGACAGGTCTCCGAGCCCGTGGACGTGACGAAGCACGGCCCGAGCTACGCCAAGGCATTCGCCATGTCGCGTGCGGCGAGCTACCCGAGCGCAGATCCGCAGCTGATCGCGCCGAGTCCGTTCGTCGTGGGCGACTTGGCAGCCGCAAAGCTCTTGGCAGTAGCGGAAAAGGTCGACCAGAACCTGAACTCACTCAAGACCTGGCTCGATGCTCACACGCATCCGGCGCCCGGCGGCGCGACTAGTCCGCCTGCCGCCCCGTCTCCCAGCCCCGCCGCGACCGCGTGCGCGAAGCTGAAATCCGAATGATCGCCGTACGCTATCCAGCGGGCGATCTTGCCCTCACGTCCGGTTCAGCTCGGGCAATCGACGGGTCAGCCTACGCGAAGCAGAAAGTAGCCGTCCGCTGCCAGTTCTATTTGGGCGAGTGGTTCCTGAACTCGAAAGAAGGCATTCCCTATTTCCGTGACGTGCTCGTGAAGAACCCGAATCCGGACACGGTCCGCTCGGTGTTCCGGCGCACGATCTTGTCAGTGCCCGGAATCGTTTCGGTCGACTCGCTCAAATACTCGCTCGACTCCCAGACGCGTATTGCGTCGATTTCGTTCCAAGCGACCTATCAAGACGGCCAACCCGAGCCCGTCTCTCTGGAATTCGTGCTTTGACTTACGGACTCACCCCGACCGGCTTCGCGCCGAAGCCGTTGCAAGTGATCTTGCAAGAGCTCTCGGACGACCAAAAAGCGGATATCGATCCGAACTGGGATACGTCCAGTGACTCTCCGACCGGGCAGCAAAACGGCACGTTTGCTCGGCAGATCGCGCTCGGCTGGGAAGCACTGCAAGCGGCAAACGACGGCTTCGATCCGGATAAGGCCGAAGACGATTCGCTGATTGCCGTGTGCAAGATCACTGGCACTGTGCCGCGTACGGCATCTCTGACGACGGTCGTTTGCTCGTGCAACTTGGACTCGGGCACTGTGCTCCTATCAGGCGTGCATTTCGCCAACGTGGCGGGCAAGCCGGACGTGCGCGTGACGCCCGTGAGCGACTACACGGCCGCGACCAGCGGGTTGCAAGACGTGACTTTCCAGGCAGAAGTGGCCGGGCCAGTCGTGATCGACGCGGGGAGCGTGACCGTAATCAATGTCGGCCCGACTGGCTGGCACTCGGTGACGAACGCGCTCGACGGCGTGACTGGCCTCGCCCAAGACACCAACGAGACGCTACGCGCCCGGCGCTTCGCCGAGCTCTCCAAAGCCGGCAAGACCACTGCGAAGGCGTTGCGCGGCGCTCTGCTCTCGCTTGTCGTGGGCGGCGTGCAACCAATCCTCACGTGCACGATCAACGTGAACGAGACGGACGCGACGGACGCGAACGGCCTAGCTCCGCACTCGCTCGAGTGTGTGATCCACGACTCGCCCGCAGTCGACAACAATCTGATCGCACAAACGATCTGGGACAACAAAGTCCCCGGCTGCCCGGCGCGCGGGACCTCTTCGGGCACTGCAACCGACTCGGACGGGGACACGCACGTCGTGGGCTTCTCTCGCCCCACGGCCCGCCCGATCTATTTGTCGTATCGCATCAAGGTCAGTTCCGTTTCGGCGTACGTCGGAGACGCGGCGTTCAAAGACGCGGTCGTCTCCGCGCTGCGCGCCAAAGCAGGCGCGGGGAATCCGGTGCTCTTCTGGGACGCGTCGAACGCGGCGCAACAATCTGGCGTGTCGAACGCGTCTGTCACGCTCGGGTTCTCCGCAAGTCCAATCGGAACAGCAGACCTCGTGCTCAATTCACGCGACCTCGCCGACTTCGACACTTCACGAATCGTGGTGACGCATGTCTAACGGACAAGTCGGCTTTGCTCTGTCGACGGAGGAATATCTCCAGATCCTGACTACGTTTTCTTCGCAGCAATATCCGATCGCGGCGGTTTCTGCGGAGCCAGGGTGGGAGGTTGTCAGCTCTTTTTCGATTCCCACGACCGCGCAAGCTTTGCTCGATCTGGTCGGACTGGTCTCAGATTCATCGCTCACCCTGACCGTTCGTCTGTACTGCGTGACCTCTGGCAGAGAGGGCGAGGTCTTGGGGTCTCGGATCTCGCTCACGAGCACGCTCGACACAGAACAGATCTCGCAGCTCTTCACCCTTCAGGGTGGGGGAACTCTGTATCAGCTGCAAGCACAAGTAGTCGGTAATTCTGGCGACGACTACTTCGGGATCGTTCGACGCTGCTTCCCGGTCGGAGTGCGATGAACACTGCGAAGTTCCTGATGCAGGCTCGCTCGAGCGCGGACGGTCATTTGTACACGTGGCGCGCGCTGACTCGAGACTTCCTTGGCGTCGGCTACACGGGACCGGGCTCCCCGTTGGACGTGTGCGTCGCGGGCGGGGGCTTCGAGTATGTCCCGACAGTGCCGGACAAGTCGATCACTCTTTCGGACGGCTCCTACGTCGTTCTCTCTGATGGCTCCTACGCGGTGACAACATGACCACGACTCTGCACAAAGTAGCTCCGACCGCCGATATTCACGCGATCACGGGGCTGTCCTACGCGAACGCAAGCGCGCGGCTGACCGCGGGCGCGACACTCGACTCCACAAACATCGATCGAGTTGCGCACCAGACGGACAATGATACCTATTGGGTGTTCTTGGGCGCAGGAGTGTGGCGTCTGCTCGGCACGAATCGCCCGATCATCACGGATTCGACCACGGCGCGCACGTTCGGCATGTCAGACGCCGAAGCGTACTTTCGTTTCACGAATGGCGCTTCGATCACTGGAACCATTCCGCCGAACTCTTCTGTAGCTTTTCCGATCGGTACGGTCCTGGAGTGCTGCCAGGCGGGTGCTGGTCAGTTCTTGTTTGCAGCAGGCGCAGGCGTCACGTTGGGACCTGGCACGAACTTCGGCACGGCTGGCGTGGGCAAAGTGATCCGCGCGCGCAAGGTCGCAACCGACACTTGGGATATTTCTGGGGACACCGCGGCCGGCGGCTTTGCTGGGAACTTCGCAAGCCTGTTCTCAAGCGTGAGCGTGCTCCAGTATCTGCGCTCGGACCTCGGCTTGAGCGTCACGGGCTCGGTCGTGAATTCTTGGGCGGATCAGAGCGGCAACGCGCGCAACGTATCAGAAGGCACCGCAGGCGTGGGCATCGGCGGCGTGACGACGGGTCTCAGCAGTCACGCGGGCATCGGCTCGAACGGGTCTACTCAGTTCGGCAAATATACCCAGTTCGAGCCCGCGAATCCATATTGCATTCTTTGGGTCGGCCGTTTGCTCGCGACTCCGAGCTCTCCGGGTCAGCTCTTTGGCGATAACGGCGGCGCAGCGGGTAACGTGACCTTCGCAACGGGCGGCTCGAACAATCTCTACATCAACAACGGCGGAACGCTAGGGCCGTTGCTGCAGACCACCAGTCAATGGATCCGCGGCATCGCGCGCTTCGTGAACGACGGAAACGACTACCTAAAGGCAGGCTCTTCGACTTCGTCCACTGGCTCCGCGGGCAACGCGGCTGGCTCGGGTCCGCGTGGCATCTTCGCACGAGGAGGAGGTGGCGCTCCTTTGAGCTACGAGCTGCTTCTGCGCCTTGTTCTGTCGGGCGAGCCGAACTCGAGTGAGAAGACTGCGTTCGATTCCGCGGTGACTTCGTTCTACGGCGCTTCAGTGCAGGTTTGATGTCTGTATTGATGCAAGCTCGCTCCAGCGTCGACGGCCGCGTCTATTCGTGGCGCGCTGCGAGTGTCGATTACGCTGGCGCGGGCTTCCCCGGCCCAGGGCTGCCTTTGGATCCGGCTGTGTGTACGCGCGGGATCCGGCCCAGGCCGTTTCAAGCCTTGAGCCTGATTGGCGTGGCTTCGGCCGAGGCAATCGGTTTGCCTACTGTCGTTCGCGCGCCCGCTTTGCCTCTCGCGCCAAGCGACGTGATCGCGTGGTTCGACGGCGATCAGCAAGCCTATTCCGATCTGGCGGGCACGACTCAGCAGAACACGCCTGGCGGCACGCTCGGCCGCGTCAACGAGACATCTCCACTCACCGCGAACTGGCAGGGCGCGAGTTCAGCGCAGCGCGCGCTGAAAGACGCCTACGGCGTGCGCTCGTATTTCTACGGTTCTAGCTACCCCGGGATGCAACTGGTTCGGGGCGCGGCAACCGTGAACATGCAGGACGTTACGATCGTTGCGTCCTACCTCGAGCGAGACGGTCTGGGCGGGCCGACGATGGGTCTGCTCGGCACGACCAGCGCGCCATTCTGGGGAATGTACGGCGGGGCCGGGGGTCTCGGCGGATACGTGAACCAAAGCCCGCTAGCTTCTGGCCTGACCCCGCCACGCGGGCAGAAATGCTCTGTCGTGATGCGCATGACTCCGACTGCGCTCAAGACTTCGCTCTTGACGGGCGGCGTCACTACCTCGAGCACGGTTGCCGTTACGGTCACGGCGGGGTCTGCAGGCGCGGGCGGCTTTGCCCTGTTCCACGCAGGCGGCGGTGCGCAGGGCTACTATGGATCGGTTGCGCAACTCGTGATCATCGGGCGTGCCGTGAGCGACTCGGAGGCAACCAGTTTGCTTGCCTGGGCCGATTCCAAGGCCATGCCCGAGGCATACCCAATCGGTCAGCCGCTGATCGGGATCGTCGGGGACTCTATTGCTCGGGCTGGCGTGGGTGTGCAGTCGAATCAGGGTTGGTGGTCGCTGATGCTCCAGTCGCTACGCGGCGGCGTGGCTCCAGGCGCCGAGGCGTGCAATGTCGCGATCGTCGGCTCGGGTGTTGGCTCAGGCGGATCCGCACCATACTCCGCGCTGCTTCCGTTTCTGTCTTCGAGCCGAAAAAAGCAAGTCACGGTCGTCGCGATCGGCACGAACGATCTCGCGAATGGCAATAATACGGCCACGACGATCGCTAACATCTATGCCGTCTGTGACGCGCTCCGCGCGGCTGGTTCGAAGGTCGTGCTGCAAAACATCTTGCCGCGACAAGGGCTTTTCAACCTGCCCGGGACGCAAGCTTCTTTCAACGCGGCGCAAGCCACAGCGAACGCCGACTTTGCTGTCAATTGGGCTTCGCACGCCGATGCGTTCGTGGACGTAGCTTCCCTCACGGGCCTGAACGACCCGACGAACACGACCTACTACCAATCGGACAAGGTTCACCCGACCGCGGCCGGAATGTCTGCGATGGCAACCCCGATCACGGCGGCTGTTGCCGGGCTTCTCTGAGGCGATCATGTCTTTTCGATACAATTCCGCAAAGGAAGCCGAATACGCTGGGACGCTGAACTGGATTTCGGACACTTTCCGGGCCGTCCTGATCAATCTGTCGCTCTACACCCCGAGCGCCGCGCACCAGAATTTGAGTGACATTCCCGCAGGCGCGCGCGCCGCGCTATCCGGTGTGCTGACCGGCAAGACGAACGTGGCTGGCGCGTACAATTGCGATCCGTTCCAGTTCACTGCCGTTGCTGCCGGCCCTGCGTGCGGCGCGATTGCAATCTACAAGGACACTGGGGTCGCGTCGACTTCCGCCCTGCTCTTGTACATCGACACAGCGACGGGCCTGCCCGTCACTCCGAACGGGACTGACATCGTGTGCACTCCCGATTCGAGCGCGAACAAGCTCTTCAAAACCTGAGGCCCGCATGTCCAACAAAGCAAAATCGTTCGCTCTCACCGCGCTCTTCGGCGCAATCTCCGGCGCGGTCTACGCGCTCGCGCACGGCACCGCGCTTGAGCCGTATGCCCCCGCAATCTCTTCGGCACTCGTCGGCTTTGCCGCCGGCGCTTTCCACGTCTCCAAGCCTGGCGACGTTCCGGCAAGCAAATGAAAGAGGGCACAGTGGCAGCCGCCGCGTTTCTTCAGTACGGCGCGCTCGGGTTGCTTGCGCTCGTGCTCGTCGGGCTCGGCGTGGGTGGATACTTCTTCTTGAACTACTTCCGAGACCTGATCGAAGTAATGCGCAAGACGGGGGAGGCGACCGCGGCCGCGTTCGCGCGTTTCACTGAGAAACTAGATCAGATCTCCGAAGAGCAAGAGCGCACGAGCGAAGAGCTCAAGCGCGCGCACGAAGCAAGCTCGCAACGTGACCAGCAAACGCACATGTTCCTGATGCGTTCTGCGCGCATGTCTCCGCCTCCGTTCCCGGCCGTCAAGAAATGATCGAGCAGATCACGGACCACTATCAGCAAGCGCTGGACAAGCTGATCCAGCGCTACAAGGGCAAGCCGCGCTTTGCGGCCATGCTCAAGAGCTACATTCGTCAAGTCCAAGACTTGGAAAATGCGACGTGGGATGTGATCAACTCGCGCGACGTAGACACGTGTGACGAGACCCGGCTCGAAGTGATCGGCAGGATCGTAGGACAGCCTCCGGCGGGACAGAGCACCGAGACGTATCGGCTCTACGTCAAGGTCCGAATCAAGGTGAATCGCTCGGACGGGTCGCCAGAGACCATGAAGAGCATTGCGCGCCTGCTTCTCGGCCAGGGCACGACTCTGACCGAGCTGCCCATGCTCCAGAAGATCGCTCCGAAGGGTCCGATCGACCCGATCGCCACTGACCCGAATGTCGTGTTCGAGCTCTTGCACGAGGCGCACGGGGCGGGGGTCACGTTCCAATTCGAGTTTTTTGCCGAGCCCGTCTCGAGCGTTTTCCACTTCATCACTGGGGCGATCCCAGCCGTGGACGGTCGCGGCTTTTCCAAATCTGACGGCACGCAGGGCGGCGTCTTCTCAAGGATTCGAGCATGAGCTTTCCAGTCACCCCGGTCCCCCAGATCGCAACCGACCCCACGTGGACGAGCGGACCCGAAACAGGCCAGCCCACGCGCGTTACTGTGCCCCTGTCGGCACAAAAACAAGGCTTGGTCGCCGGGCAGAGCTACCCGGCAGCTTCAATGAACGGCCTTATCGGGCCGATTTCCGACCACGTGGTCGCGTTGTCCGAGATCGCATTGCGTAACCCACGGCAGTTGCCGACGGTTTCGACGAGCGTTTTCCCGGCGAACTACGGCAGCGGCCTGCTCGGGATCTTCGCTTGCGCGGTCGACTCACATAGTTCGAAGGTGTTCGTCTACGGAACGAACTTTGCCGGCGCTCCCCAGTTCGGCTGGACGCGCTCTGCGGGCACCGATTGGACACCGGCAACTTCGATGCCCGGCGCCACTACCGCTCTGCGTGGCATGGCCGCGAGCTTGAGCACTCTTGTGCTGGTGGGTGACATCTCGCATCAAGCGCTTTACTCGACGGACCAGGGCGCGACCTGGTCAGCGGTCAGCGCACACGGCGCGTTCGACTACTTCGATGTCTGTTACTCGAACGGCTCTTTTTACGCGATTTGCTCTGGTAGCAGTAGCCAAGTCGGCAAAAGCGCTGGCAACGTGAATTATGTGGCCACCGCGGCAGACCCGAGCGCGGTTTCTCTTGGCGGGATTCGCGCTGGACAGGTCGGCGCCTCGCAAGCCGTTCTCGTGTGGACGACCGGCGGCGGAACGTCCGTCTCCACGGACGGAGGCGCCACGTGGGCGCACAGCGTTGGCGGCGTGTTCTCTGCGGACATTCCCCGAGATATTCGATACTGCGCGAGCCAGGGCATTTGGATGGCAGTCTCCGGCAAGCTCGAGTTCGCCACGTCGCAAGACGGCGTGACGTGGACTTCGGTCAGCGCGCCGCTCGGGTTCTCGGTCTCGCCGAGTCTGGCAACGGACGGCGGGGGCGCTTGGGTCGTGGTCTATGGAAGCGCCAGCAATCAAACTCGCTACGCATACAGCACCAACGGCGGCGTGACTTGGAAACAGATTCTTTTGCGCGACGTGCCGTGCTGGACTCCCAAGATCTGCTACAGCCCGCTCGAGGACTGCTTTTATTTGTACTCGAAAGCGGTTTCCACGACGGACGAAATCAAGGTCTACAAGACCTTCAGCACCGGCACGAACTGGGCCTCGTTGGGCTAAGCCCGCGTCGAGACGCGCATCGTCGGAGTGATCCGGACACCCGGCACGGCCGATGCTCCGTTCGTCTGCCGCACGTAGGCCTCAATCTTCGCCAAGTCGGGGCTCAAGAACTGATAGGGCACGAGGTCCGGCGCGATCACTTCGATCTGCCAGTCCGGCGCGAGGCTCGTTCCCTGGAGCGTAGCCGCCTCAGGAATGGCCGCGAGCGCGCGGTGGCCAGCGTCCACGTCTCCGTGCGCAAACGCTTGCCCGGCGGCTTGCTGTGCCCGCGTCTGGGCCTCGCGCAAGCGTACGGCGTACTCGGCAAGTTTGAGTTTTCCCACGCGCTCGAGCTCTTTCAGAGCCGTGCGCTTCGGCCGGAACCAGTCGCGCATCGACTCGAGTCGTTCGAACGTCGAGCGCGTCGTAGCTTGACAGTCCGTCTCGAGCTGCTTCAGATCGCGCTTGACCTCTTTGACGAGCTCGTTCAGCTCTTCGGCCTGCTCATTGGTCGTGATCGTCGAGCTCTGAAGCTGCGCGAGGACTTCGCGCAGTTGCTCCGCTTCGGTCGCAAGGGCCAGGGCTTCAGGTTCTTGGGCGAGTGCTGCGGTCATATTTGTGTTCTCCTTTTCGCGGGTCAGCGCCCGCCGTGCATGCGTCCGCAAGCCCACAAAAACAGGCCTACGGCGTCGATCGCGTTGTGTAGCTTGCTCTGGGGCAAGTCGGGAATGAGCGCCCGTTCCTGGGGCGCGAGGGCGCTCAGAATGCGCGGCTGATGAATCCGCTTCGGAACTGAGCCTTTCCACTCTTTCGGGTGCGGAGTCAGTACTTGCACGTCTTGCCCTGCGCGCTGGAGCCAACGGCCATGGTTCACGGCCAATGTGATTTGGTCGTTCGGATCTTCTTTGCGCGGCCCCGGGTAGATTTGGGGAAGCTCGACCACCAATACTGAATGCGGGCAATGATCAAAAGGCAGCATGAGATCGTTGATCGAGCACACGCCGCAGCCCAGGAGCATCGAATACAAGCCGAGCCCGTCCGCGCCGCGGATTTGGCCGACAGCCCAGCCCGAGCAGAGGCCCGGATCGATTGCGAGGATCGTGCTCATGCTGCCAGCCTTTCGATCTTGTCCTTTTCGACGATCTCGATCGTGCGCCCGTCGAGCTTGAACTTCGCTTTCGGCCGCGTGCGCTTGAGCTCGACAATCTTTTTGCCGATCGCGCGCTCGTAATAGTCCGAACCAAGCACGATTCCTTCGTCGTGCGCGGCGGGCTTGAGTTCTTTGCTCTTCGGCAGGGCCTGAACGATCGCGCCGAGCTCGTGATCCCACGGGAACAAGCGCCGGTCCGCGTCGAACAACGGAAACGCCTCTTTGGACCAGTACGCCGAGAGCAGAGGTTTGGCGGTCGCTGGTACGTGAGGCAGATACGGCGCGGCGCCGGCAACCATCACCCGCACGAGCTCGTGCGCTACGTCGTGCCCGCGCTCGCGAGCGCACTCGAGAATAAACTCATCGTGGATATAGTTCACCATGCGCGAGCCGAAGAGCGGGCTTTCTGGACGCACGTAGCAAGCCTCCGAGATCAGGAACGCGGCGTTCCCGGTCGCGTCCGCGCCGAGCCCCTGAAACCGCGAGTTGCACGCGGCCGAGTACGAGGCCCCGCCGCGCACGCGGTTCGAAAAGAAGTGCGTGAGAGTGATCCCCGCCGCGCCCGCGCTCAGAGCAAGCGCCGCGTGGATCTTGAAGTATTCGACGAACTCCGGCCACGTCGCGAGCCATTCGCGCTTGAGCTTCTTGGCTTCGTCCAGAGTGAGAGTCACCTTGTACGCTTTGCGCGCGAACAAGACGAATTTCTCCGCGCCGAGTCCGCCGGCAAACCCGAAGTTTGCGACCTTAGCAGTCTGCCGCGCATCGTCTACTGACTTGTCCCCGGCCTCTTTGCGCTGTTCTGCTTCCTCGTACGAGATCTTGAGAATGGTTGCGGCTAGCGCAAGGTGCACGTCGCGCCCAGAGTTCAGCGCCTCGGCCATTCGCGAGAAGCCGACGAGCTGAATACACGCCTCCGCCATCGTGCGCAGCTCGAGCCCGTCGTAGTCGGCAGACGCGTAGAGATTGGCGCTCACTTGCGCACCGCCCGCGCGAGTCGAATCAGGTACTGTGTGCCGTATTCAACTCGCAGGTCGAGCGCTTCAAGGTCCGTCATCGACTCTTCTCCTCGGGCTCATCTCTAAACCAGCAAAAACGCTCGCGAGGCCAGTGGACGTAGCGATGATTCGCTCCGTCGGTGTACTGCGACACCACGAGCACTGTGTTGCCAGCCGTCCAAAAGACGGCTTTCACACGCTCGTAGACTACTTGAACCGTTGAATCGTCGCGGTACAGCGTTAGCGTTCTACCTGCAGCCATCACTCCTCCTTCTCCGGCGGTGCCGGCACGGGTGGCTTTACGCGGGGCATCCAGTGGGTGACCGAACTACTGGGCCACGTGCACACGCCGTCTTGGTCATCAAACCAATACTGATTGTTGCGATCGATCTCGACGGCGCCCCAAAAGACACCCCAGCCGTCCACGAAAAACCAAACAGCCTCACCGTGAACAGGCATGCGCTCGCTGAGCGGTATCCACTCCTGCTTCGGTTGCGCCGCCTTCAGTCCCGCAATCTGCGCTTCTAGCGCGTGGCATTGAGCTTTGTAATGGTCGCGGTCAATGCGCATGACCCGCACGTTAGTCGTTAGCTCAGCCTCCGCAGCTTCGGCGCGCTTCCGTAGCTCATCTATTTGCTGGTCGCGCCACGCAAGCTGCTCGGCAATCGCAGCCTTATGGTGCAGATTCTCGGTCGTCATTGCCGCGATGTGCTTGCAGTAGTGTGGTTCCAATTCCCACGGCTTTAGGTTCGGGTAGACAGGCCCAGGGTTACGCGTGCTCATCGGCTCTTCTCCTGACGGGCGCGCTCGGCTTCGACGTCGTATAGCCGCGCGTCGCGCGAGGCATCCCAGCAGTCGATAAACCGAGCCGTGGCCCCGAGAGCGAACTGCTCATAGCGCTTGAGCGAAAGCGCCGGATACGGCCCGCGCGGGTCGATGTAGAGCGCGGCAACGGTCACGGCACGACCCGGCGCCACGTGAAATGTAGTCGCCCGCCATAAGCCGTCGTGTGCAATAACTCCCACGGATGATCGCCGTCAGTGTCCTGAGGCGCGGACGGGGCGTAACAAGACGCCGGACCCGTGCACAGATAGCCTTTGCTTAGGTCCAGACCCTCGGTAACTCGATATTCGTATTTCATTCTTGACCCCTCTCGCAAGGCCACTTGAAGCCCGCTCTGACGTAGTCCCACGAGATCAGCACGAGGAACCCGATCAACAGACATACGCTGGCCAAGACAAACTTGGCCCGCTCGCGCAGCGTGCACCGAATCACGTGCAGACCTCGACCCAAAGGCGCTTGGCGTCGTCTCGCAGACCTGCGATCAGATTGTTGTGATCGTCCAGATCTTCGATTTCTTCTGACAAGCGATCGTTCAAGTCGCACGCGACCTGAAAGAGCTTCTTCGCTTCTTCGACCGATCGCGAATAGAGCTCTCGCCAAACGCGGGCTTCGTCCCACGTGTTCGGTTCGTCATTTCCGCGCATTTGGCGCAAGGCGTACCGAGCGTTATCGAGATCTGTCTCCGCGTTGTCCGGCTCTTCGAACTCCCCTTCCCAGCGCTTGGGCTGCTCCAAGCCTTCCAGGGCTTGGACTCGGTCTAGTAGTCGCTCAAAACGCGAGGCTCGGTCTTGGTGGGCCAAGTCCAGCAAAAACGCCCGGTCAGGTTCGGGCAGAGGTTTCGAACGATCGAAGGGCTCGATCTTGCGCGGGGTAGGTTGGGGCCACGGAGCGAGCGCGGGGGCTGCGCCTTTTCGTCTCGGCATGCCAACTAATTAGCACTTTAGGAAATTGCGTCAAGTGCTAAAGCCACGCGGGACATAGCATTCACGAACGCCCGGCAATCTGCGGGGATTCTGGACGCTCGGGCTTGAGCTCGTAGTGCGGCCGGTCTCCGCTAAATCGAAGTGCGTGTGTACCGGGTGGACCGTGCCGAGCTTTAGCCACTTCACGTCATTCGAGAGCACCTTTTTAGCGCTCGAATATTCGGTGTAGGCCTCGAGCGCAGGGTCTCCGGACGAGTTGCACGCGTCGGAGTCTAAAGACAGTTTCCCGCCTTTGGTCTTGCGCGGCGGCAGACCGAGCTCTTCCCAAGCGCGCGCCATGCGCGCCTCGGCTGCTTTCGTGTCTCTGGAGCCGTCCGGGCGCACCAGCCCGAGCTCGATCAGCCATTCCTTGAGCCGGTCGATCTCGGCTAGGGTCGCTGCTTCGAGCGACATGACCCCGCGCAAACTCGTGCGTAGGCCCCACGTCGCGCACAAATGAAGAGCGAAGAACTTGCGCGTCTGGCTGAACTCGTCCACCAAGAGCGCGGGGTCGTAGCGGTCGCGCTGGCCCTCGTACGCGGCCAAAGTCGCAACGGGATCCTTGAGCGCGTAAGACAAAGCCTCTGGGGGCCACTCCTGGACGGGCACGTCAATCAGCTCTCCGTACCGAAGCCGCCAAGGGTCCTCTTTGTCCACGGGCACGCCGTGCCTACGCCCGACTGCGCCTAGGTCGTATTGGAGCGGAATCCACGCGCCGTTCTTTGAAAAACCGCGGTAGCAACCCCGCCCGATGTCCGCCAATTTCTGGCGCCACATCGTGTCCGTGATTCGGTTCTCTCGCAGCGCGCGGAAGATCAGGGGCAAGAGCTCGGGCTCGAGCGCGGCGAGCACGGCAAGATCGTACGAGGCGTTATGCCAGATCGTGATCAAGTCCGGGTCTTCGAACCATGCCCTGGCAATCCTGGCCGCGTCCCACCTATTGGCAAGACACGCTTGGCGCCCGGGCTCGACCCACTGCAAACACACGAGCGGCGGGGCCATGTTGCCAGGCCCGAAGAGCTTCGTCTCTGTATCGGCGGCTACGAGGCGCATCACTTCATCGTCAAACGATCCAGCTCATCGATCGCCGCGTCGTATCCAAAGCACCGAGTCACGTGCTCGGGCAGCTTGTCCGCGCGGTTCCAGGGTCGATCGATCAGCAAGACGGGCCCGGGGAAGTCTTGGGCGTTGTGCAACGCGTCGTCGATCAGCACATCGCCGCGCACGAGCTCTTTTCGTTTGCAAAAGACCACGTCCTTTTTGGGGACCTCAAAGTGAGTCTTCAGCCAAGCCAAGCGCTCGTGCGTCCACAACTTGGCCGATTCGTACGGCGCCGTTACTACGACCACTTCGCCGCGCATCCGGAGCCGATCGAAGAACAGGCGCGCGCCAGGCAGGACGGTCAAGTTTTGGCAAAAGCCGGGCGTGCTGGCGTGCGCATCGAATTTGTCCTGCAAGTGCTCTTGCTTGAGCGCGGCGAAGATATCCCAGTTCGTCACGTGCTTATGCTGGAACGGCGACCAGACACGCGGAATTTCGTAGTTCACGAACTTGAGCACGCTGGCCACGAAATCGGCCAGCACGCCGTCTACATCGCACAAGATCCTCACGACAGACCCCGTGCGCGGCGCAAGCGCTTCGCCTTGTTCTTGGCCTTTCGTTGTTCGAGCACCCGCGCTTGTTCGTCAGCGTCTTGTAACAAAGCCGCGCGCACTTTGGCCCTGATCGAACGGGCTTCGCTTACGTGCAGTGCAGAAGAGTCACTGAGCCCGCGCGACTTGAGCCGCGCTTTCTTCGACTTTCTGAAAAGTCTCTTGCTCGCGTTCTTGCTGAGCGCCTGCGCGTGCTTGAACTGCTTCGGGCCAGGCGAGGCGGTCTTGATCTTGGCGACGCGCTGCAAGCTCGAGTAGCTCGCGCCGGGCGTAGTGCTGCGCTTGAACGAGAGCTCGCGATACTGCTCGGCGCGCAGCCAGGGGCGGCGCGGGTCGACTTGAATCGAGGCGTTCACTGCACACCCGCCTTGCAGATCTTGAGCACTTCCGTGGCTACTTGCGCGGCTTTGATCAGGATCTGATCCGCCGACTCCGCCGCCCACACCGCCGCCGACACCGCCGCAGCCTCCGCCGACTCCGCCGCCGACTCCGCCGCCGACTCCGCCGACTCCGCCGACTCCGCCGCCGACTCCGCCGCCGACTCCGCCGACTCCGCCGACTCCGCCGCCCACGCCGCCGCCCGCGCCGACTCCGCCGCCCACACCGCCGCAGCCTCCGCCGCCCACGCCGCCGACCGCGCCGCCGACCGCGCCGCCGACCGCGCCGCCGACCGCGCCGCCGACTCCGCCAACCGCGCCGCCGACTCCGCCAACCGCGCCGCCGACCGCGCCGCCGACCGCGCCGCCGACTCCGCCAACCGCGCCGCCGACTTGGCGCTGATCGGGTCCGTCACTTTTTCGCAGGCCTCGATCGCGGCCCACAAAGAGGCCTTGATCTCTGCGGACAACACTTCCAATGCCGCGAGCGATCGCAAGCTCAACGGCAAGACCTGACGCACGTTCTCAATCACCAATCGCTTCACGAACTCGTGCGGATCGATTTGCGTGCACCCGAGTTGTTCGAGCGCATAAGCGCGCAGCGAGTCCGCGCGCACTTTCGGGCTGCTCCAATACGAGCAATCGTTCAGCTCGATCGCGTGCGCACGCACGACCGGGTGCACGCACGAGGGGTTGTCAGAGAAAGTCTCCCCGGTCGCGATGCAAATGGCCGCTTCCACGCACATCTCGCCCTTTTCAGAGCCGATTCCGGCGCACAATCCGCGGTCGAAAATCTCGTTCAATTTGTCGAGGGTCTCAGTCGAAATCTGGTTCATGACCTTGTCCTTTCAAAAGGTGTCGGCCTCTCCCGGCTGTCACCGCTTGCTGCCTATTCCCTTGACGGTTACGGGTAGTGTCTGGGCAGCTCGACCCAAAGCGACGGAGCCCGCTCGTCGCCGCTTCGGAAGTGCACCAGGCTCGCGCCTGCGCGGGGCACTGACTCTCTTCCTCAGCGCGGGTTCACCGGAATGAACTTCAGATTCGGATACGCCGGCTTCGTAGGATCCGCGGGCCGCTTGGGGTTCGGCGCCTTCGGCGTGGCCTTGCAATAGACCTCGAACGTTTCTAGGGGACGGCCTTCGAGAGTGTTCGTCCCGAACACGTCCGCGAGCGCGCGCGACTTATAGCCCTGCGCGCCGAGCGCTTGGATCTTGGCTTTCGCCTCGGGCGTGTCCTCGACCGAGAACCCGGCCAACGGGAGCACGCACGCCAAGAGCGCGGCATCGCGCGTTTTGTCGCCACCGTGCTGCGCCGCAACGATCCGATTTTGCTTCATCGCCACGACCGCCCCGGGTTGCAGCGTCGAGCTCTGCTTGACCGTGAACTGGATGATCATGAGCGAGTCCGTTACGATCGCGCGCGGGCTCACGAGATGATGGTCCCCGATCGGAATGTTCTCCGTGCGCGTCGAGAGCTCGGTTGCGTCGGCACCAGCGAAGCTCGGCAAGCCTGCGCCTGGTTGCGGCGCGTAGCCTTGCGGGGGCTGGTATCCGCCTGGCGCTTGCGGAGGCGCGTAGCCTTGCGGCTGGCCGTAGCCAGCGGGCGCGGGCGCTGGATAGCCTTGCGGGGGGCCGTAGCCTGCGGGCACTGGATAGCCTGGCGCCGGAGCGGCGGCAGGCGCACCGGGCGGGGAGTAGCCGCCCGGCATGGGTTGCGGTTGGTTCGGGTTTGGTGCGAAGCCTTGCGGTGCTGCGGGGTAGCCAGGAGGGGTGAAGTTCATGATCTTGTCCTTGATCTTGTTTTGGTTCGGTTTTTGTTTCGGTACGCGGTCGAGTACTAGACTCACTCCGTGCATAAAGTGCTCGGAGCCAGTGCTAACTGATTAGCGCGCTTTAGCGACTTGCGCAATAGTCTATTTTACAAATCGCGGGCTGTGTGTCGGGAAATCGTCCGCGGCGCGCAGCGTCAAGTCCGCATAACAGAGCTTTTGCGGCTGGCGCTGGATTGTCTGCTCGTACTGCGATCGGCTGTAAGCCCGCCAAAACGCAGCCAAATCTTCCGCGCAGCCGAGCAGCACGTCACACAAGACTTCGTCCTCTTTTTGCCCGAGCCGGTGCGTGCGCGCGAGTAATTGTTCCCAGGCTAGCCCGTCGCTAGGCGAGCTCGTTACGAGATTATCCGACCACTTGTGCTGAAGATTCAGCCCGTCCCGGCATGAGTCGACGGACGCAATCACGGGGCCGTTCCAGTCTTCGATATATCGGCCCTTCTTGTCGCGAGCTTGCTGCCGGAAGTACGGCACGCCGGTCAGCTCTTCGAGCCGGTCCCCTAACGCGACGTGATCAACCCACACGATCCCTCGTGGGTGCTCTTCGATCCAAGCCGCGCACGCACGCAGAGCGGAGTCGCAGATCCACACGGGCTTTTGGTTCGGCTTGAACGTGGGCTCGGTGCGGCGCCAATCCACGACTTCTTCGGCGTTCGGGAAATGCTGACAAATGTCCAGCATCGAGTCGCCTTTGCCGTGCTTGATCTGCTCGCGAACGAAGACGTTGAAATTGTACCGAGCCTCGAGCCAGCGCACAGGCGGGCGGGGGTCCCACACGTAATAGAATCCGAGCGCTAGCTCTCGCGCTTTCTGTGCGACCGCTGCCCCGTCTACCAGGGGCCACCGATCGGGAAGCTTCCACTCGTCGCGCAGCAACCGAAACGCCTGGTCGATCGCCGAGCTCGACGGGCTCACAATCTCGGAGATCTGGATCGACGCGCCAAGGTTCTCGTCCACGTCGCTTGTGGACACAACGCCTGGGGTTTGGTGTAGCCGGCGCGAGAACCCCACGCGCGCGGCTTGAGTCGGCTCGAGCCCGTTTTCTGAGGCGGACGCGAGCTGCAAGAGCGCGCCGGGCTCGTAGCGGCTGCCCTCGTTCACGAGCTCGTCGAGCGCGTACGACCATTCTTCGAGTTCAGCCCACACCCACGGGATTGGCGAGTGTCGAGGAATGCACCACTGAATGATATGGGCAAAGTCCTTGATCGACTTGCTCGTGATCGTCCCGCTCATGGCGCAGACGCGCAATGGCACCACGCGCCCGACCTCGTGCGCGTTCTGGTTCGCGGCGATCTCTGCTTGCCGGCGCTCGGCGATGTACCTCGAAAACTCTTTCGTTCGCGAGGCCTTCTTGTCCTTCAGCTTGTGCACTTCATCGAACACCACCAAGTCGGGCGCGTACCGGTCGAGCGTGCCCCACTGGATCACTCGGTTCGTGTTCGGGTCGTAGCGGCGCTTATACCGGACCTGCGAAAAGTGCTCGTACGATTCAATTCGAATCCAGTTCGGGATTCTCCAATGCCTCGAGAGCTCGCGCTGCTCGCGCTTCGTCTTTTCGACGAGCTTCGCCGGCAGCACGAGCAAGGGTCGGCGTGACTCGAGCACTAGAGCCAAGAGCAAAGAGAGCAAGGTCTTGCCACGACCCACGCCGATCGGGCCGAAAAAACCTTGGTTCTCCCAAGCTTCCTTGAGCCCCGCGGCCTGGATCGGAAACAGGCTCATCGAGCCGCACGGCCGCTTAAGCAGCGAGGTCAGCTCTTTTGCTAGCTCGGGCGCACCTTCGGACCACTCGCGGCGCGGAATGGCCAAGATGCGCCCGAGCTCGGCGCTGTTTCGGACGGCTCGCACTAGGCGGCTTTCTTGAGCTCGGGGCGATCGTCCAAATCAGTGCGGCCGCGCACAACGAATGCCAGCGCGAACATGAGCTCGCAAATCGCGTGCGCGAGATGGTTGAGCCCAGTCTCCGGATCGAGGTCTTCTCTCAGCCACCAAGCGGTCATGTGCCTTTGAGCGGCCGCGAAACACCGAGAGAACGAGATGCCTTTCTCCCAGTTCCGTTCAGCGTACTTGGCCGCGCCGAACTTGAGCACGAGGACCACGAGCAGGATCGCGTCCCACGCAAGCAAGTGCCAAGGCGCTTTGCCTCCGTCGAACTTCGTTCCAGAAGTCTCGGCAGGTATGACCCGTTGGCTGTCCTCGCATGCCTTGCGATTGAAGCTCACAACTTCACCCCGACCGCTTCAGCCAAGTCTTTGACCGCTTCTGTCTTGGGTAACATCAAAAGAGCGAGCTCTTTGATCGCTACGTCCAAGTCCTCGTTCTTCACCTTGTGCACGATCTTGCGTTGCGGCTCGAACGCGATCGCAACGATGTCTTTCGGATACCGATGTAGCGCAACGTACCAAAAAGCCGTTGAGCCCTCGATTACGTGCGCGATTTGCACGCCCGGCGCGAGCCGGTCCTCGGGGTAGCGCTCGGTAGCCGCCTTGCAAATCAGAGCCAGTAAGTCGTCCGTCTTGGTTTTCATGATCAAGCCGCCTGCAAGTACTTAGCGCACAAGCTCTCGAGCACTTGCGCGGTAGTCGCCACGTCACCTTGGCTAGTGTGCTGCGCCGGGTTCGTGATCCCGAAATGACTGGCGAGCGAGGCGAGCGACACGCTCTGGAGCTCGCCAGACAAGAGCAGGGGCAGGGCCAAGCTCTGCACGTCCACCATGCGATGCGACATCTTCGGAAGACTGGCTCGCGCGCGCTTGTACAAGCCCTTGAGAAAGGCCACGTCGAACGCCGTGGCGGCCCCTGCCCACATGTCGGGCTCGTGGTGCGTCAGCCATTGATTGAGCTCGTACAGGTCTTCGACTACCAAGGGGCGAGCCCCGCGCGCGGCCCACGCCTCGCGCGAGTAGCCGTTCACCTTGGCAGCACCTTCTGAGCACGACCCTTGGGGCATCCAAAGGCGATAGAACACGCCGCCTTGCTCCGCTGGCACGAGTCCTTGTTCTGGAGTCCAGATCTGAATGAAAAGCTCGATCGATTCATCGTAATCCGGATCGAACCCCGTCGTTTCGTGGTCCAAGATTGCAAGCTTCATTTGGCCCCCGTGCGCGCTTCGAACGCCTCGAGACGAGCGATCACGAATCCCGCAAAGTCTTCCGCGCTCAACGAGGTCAAGTGCGGATTGGCGAACGCGCCTTGCAGCGCGGCGCACTGCCGCGCGTGGTGCTCCAGGTAGTCGTCGCTCGGCACGAGCGGCGCCGCGGGCGCGGCCGAGCCTTTCTTGCCCTTCTTCGCGCCTTTCGCGGCTGCTTCGGGCAAGGGTTCCGGCGCTGGCGTGGGCGGCTCTTCCGCGGGCAGGGGAGGCGGCGGCAGAGTGCTCTCGGGCGGGTTCACCGCGAACGGCGCTGCGACTTGTCCGGGCGGTACTGCGGGCGCTGGAGCCGGCACGGGCACGGGCGCTTGGGTCGGTGCCCCGATCACGAACCCTGCCGCTTGCGGGGCCGGAGCCGCGCTCGGGTCGGGGATCGAGAACCCGCTAGGCGCGGGCGCTTGCGCGGCGACGGGTGCGGGTGCCGTGACCGCAGGCGCGGACACTTGGTTTGCCGGCGCGGCTCCGCCGATGTTCTTCATACGAGCCATAAACCCTGAAGCACTCATTCTGTTTTTCTCTTTCCCCTGTCAGTAGACAGGCAAATCAGTACACAAGGGCCTGTATTCACAGCCCCCGAAATTGCCGCACGCACTCGGGTTAGGCTCGATTTGCATCGCGCTCGTAATCCGCCCCTCGTTGGTCGCCCTAATCAGATCGAGAATGTCGTGAGCCACGTCCGCAGCCGCGTAGACTGCCGGCATGATCTCGCTCTCGTGTACGACGTGCCACGAAGCCAAAGGTTTTGGTCTGCCTTTCGTCGTCGCGTAGTTCCAGCGCAGTTGCGTCCACTCGCTCCCGTACCAGCCCATTGCCCACCGCGCATATATCGGGGCTTGTGGGTGCTGAATCAGCGCCTCTTTCGTGTCCTTCGCCCACGCAAGATCCCCGCAAGTCTTGTGATCGAGAACGACGGGTAAACCCTGTTCATTCCAATGTCCGTCGAGTTTGCCGCCGAGTACGACAGCACCCCTAAGGGTTACGACAGTGAAGCAGATTTCCTGCTCTATAGTCGCCACTCCGGGATCTGGGAGTAAATGTAGGGTAGCCGCCGCTATTTCACCCGCGCGGGTGGTCCGGTCGTACGGAATGCCGTCCCGCAGCCAGTTCTCGTGCTGCTCGTGCACTGCGGAACCTGTCTCAGCCGCTTTGCTCTGACGCTTGGGCTTCCCCTCGAGCTTCGGCCAGGCCCATTTCCTGGGGCAATCGCAGAACGTCTCGCACGCGCTCGGCGAGACGTAGTCGATCAGGATCGGGAGCGAGCGCATCGGTGGGCAATCTGCGCCACCGCTAATACTTTTGCAACTCAATTATGCGATTGCATAATTTAACTCAGTAAATTCGCCACGCTAGAAACGCCGATTTTTTCGTGCGGCGATTTCGCTAGCCAGTTCGCAAGGCTTAAGCTACTTTTGCAAACCATGGCTAAGGCGTTCAGTGCGGATCTCGAAAACGTGCGATTTCTCAGGCAGTTCGCCACCCCGACGGAATCCGCCACACTGGACGCGCTAATAGAGCACGGCTCTTGTCGCGCCGCAGCGCGCGCTCTCGGCAAGAACAACACGAGCGTGTTGCGCGCACTCGAGCGAGTTAAGCGCCGCGCCGAACAAGGCATCGCCCCCAAAGTGCCCAACGGCCACCGGCTCAAGGGGATAAGCACCCTATCCAACCCGACGGGTGAAACGATCGAGCAGTGGGTCAAGACCGAGCGAGACTCCGACGATCCGCCGCGCTTCGAGCCGGTTCCGGCGGGTCATCACGTGTCGAAAGTTTCGACGCTCCTGGACGCGCAAGGGCAAGTCCGTGCGCAATGGATCCAAAGCCCTCACGACAAGATCGCCCAAGAGCAAGCGCTGATTGCCGCGCTGCGCGAGAGCATCGCCGAGTATGTGCGGCCCGTCGAGCCCGTCGACGCGCCGAGCTTCGTGGACTCCGATCTCTTGGCCCTGTACCCGCTCGGAGATCCGCATATCGGCATGCTCGCGCACGCGCTCGAGTGCGGCGAGGACTTCGACCTGAAGATCTGTGAACGAGACATGCTCGGGGCCATGGATCGACTGGTCGCGGGAATGCCGCCGGCCGAAACCGGCGTGCTCGTGCCCATGGGGGACAATTTCCACGCCGATGACGACAATCAGCGCACGCCGGCACATCATCACAAAGTGGACGTGGACTCGCGCTCACACAAGGTCGGGGCGGTCGGTGTGAACATCATGCGTCGTCTGATCGATCGGGGCTTGCAAAAGCACCGCAAGATGATCGTGCGCGTGATCTCGGGAAACCACGACCCGGTGACGAGCATGTGGCTTCGGCTCTGTCTCGAGGGCTGGTACGCGCACGAGCCGCGCGTCGAAGTAGTGACGGACGTGTCCGCCGTTCAAGTATTCGAGTTCGGCAAGAACATGGTAGCGCTCGCGCACGGCGACGGGGTCAAGCCAGAGAACATGCCAGGCGTGATGGCAGCGCGTCACGGCGAGATGTGGGGCCGAACGAAGTTCCGCTACGCCTTGCAGGGGCACAAGCACCAGGCCCAGCTCTTCGAAAAGCACGGGGCCATGGTCCGCGTGGTGCGCACGCTTGCCGGCAAGGACTCGTTTGCCGCGAAGTTCGGTCACGAGTCGGGGCGGAGCGCGATCGGGATCACGCTTCACAAGCTCTATGGCGAAATCGACTTGAAGACTGTCGACGTGAGCCTTGCGAGGGTAGCTTGATTCGCCAGGTTCGTCCGCCGCTCGTGATCGTCGAGTGGCTCGACGCGGCGAGTTCGATCGAGGACGTGGAAGCCTCGAGCATGCACACGATTGACAAGAACATGACCTACTCCGCGGGCTGGCTGATCAAGCGCGACCAGAAAGGCGCGTACCTCACGAGCGATTGGCTCGAGTCGGGGGAGATGCGCATTTTGCACTTTATTCCGAACGGGATGATTCGGGTCGTGCGCACCGTGCGCGCAGCGGCACCGCGAACGAGGACAAAGAAATGAGCCGCTACCTCTTGAGCCAACGAAAACGAATTGCAGCGCAAATCCGCGCGTGGCGTGGTGCGTGTAGCCAGCAAGAAGTGGCGGACGCGGCCGGTGTGTCGCGCGCGACCGTAGGCAACTGGGAAAACGAGCTCGCGCAGGTGCCTGACACGGAACACGTGTATTGGCTCGAGCAGTTCAAGCCAGGCTTTGAGAGAGCGGTGCGGCCGTGAACTGGCGCGAGCGTGATTACGAGATCCCGAGCGAACACCGCGCCCTTTCAAGTGGAGCGCTCAAACGGTGAAAGTCTCAATCTTCGCGCACGCGTTCGATCCGAATCCAGAAGTGATCGAATGCTCCTGGTCCGAATTCGTCGCCACTCTCAAGGAACCCGAGTACCGCGCCGAAAAGCTGCGCGGGCCCTTGTTTTCGCCCACTGAGTTCGTTGGTGGCAAAAAGCAAGAGCACGCAAAGCTCGTGCACTTCGGCGTGTTGGATGTGGACGACGCCTCGCCAGATCAAATGATGGCCGCAATGCGCCTAGCGGCTCAGTATGACTCTTTTGCTTACACGACGTGGCGACAGCCCGAAGCATCGCAGCAAGGCCTATTCCGCGCGCGTATGCTGGTCCGGTTCTCGCGTCCGTGCGTGCCCGCAGAGTGGCCTGCTGTCTGGGCTCGATTTGCTGCGCAGTTCGGCAACTCGCACGACGTGTGCAAGGACGCGACGCGCCTCTATTTCTCGCCCGCCCTGCCGATCGGTTGTGACTGGGCTTGGCAGTGCTGGGAGCACTCGACCGGCGTAGCCTGGGACGTGGACGAAGCGCTCAAGATGCCGATCCCTGCGAGCGCGATCGCTGCGCAAGCAAAGACTTACGTCTCGAACGATCCTGTCCCGCCGGATGCTTTACCCGGGCTGGCCGCGCGCCTCGCCAAACGTGCGGACCCGTACGCCGCGCGCATGGGTGGGCTCCTGAAAGAGGCCTTGAACGGGCACTCGATCGCTTCGGCCGGCTCGCGCAATACGACCTTGTTCGAGGTCGCGGGGCTACTCGCCAAGAATTTCCCGCTCGCCTCGCCCCAGGCCCTGGCAGAGTTCTTTTCCGTGTCGCTTGACCGAATGGCGGAAGAAGCCCCCGGCGCGCCCACGGCGATCGACTTTGCCGGAATGATCTCGCGCTGCCAAGCGCGCGAGCACTTGAACCGAGAGACCAAACGCGCCGAGGGTCCCACCGCGCGCGCCAACAAGATCTCAATCGCGTTTTGCGGCGAGCGCGCGCAGCCCTACACAGAAGCCGAGATCGAAGCGTGGGGCGTCCAAAATAGTCAGTGGATCTTGCGCAAAGGCGCGTGGTTTTGGTTGTTCTTCAACGGAACCTATTCCGAAGCGTACGCCGTCAAAGACTATGCAAACGTGGTCGAACAAACGCTTTCGCCCGCGCCGATCGAGCTTCACGAGGTAGACAAAAACGGCAACTCGTCAATCAAGCGCTTCGAAAAGCTCGTGAGCCAGTACGGGACCGTGCTCAACGGAGTAGAACAAGACCTGCGCGCGCAGAAGAGTTTCTTGGACACCAAGCGCAATGTCTTGGTCGAGGCTCCGTGCCCGTTGCGCGAGCTGGAACCAGTGCACGATCCGGAAGTTGCGGAGTGGCTTACGCTCCTGGGCGGGTCGAAGCATCAGGCACTGCTTGAGTGGCTCGCGGCTTCGACGCGGCTCGATTTGGCCGCGCCCGCCCTGTACTTGTACGGCGCGCCACAAGCCGGCAAGACTCTGCTCGCGCTTGGGTTGGCTGCTCTCTGGGGCAAGGAGCCGACCGGCCTCAGCCAAGTCATGGGCGGGTTCAACCAAGCCTTGCTCGAGTGTCCGCTCGTGCTCGCAGACGAAAAGATCCCGTGCGACTTTCGCGGCAACCCGCGCACGGAAGAACTGCGCGAGCTGATCACAGCAACCGGTTTCCCGCTCACGAGGAAGTTTCTTCCAGACTCCAGGGTCAAGGGCGCTGCGCGGTTCGTCTTGACCGCGAACAATCTCAAGCTCATTTCGAGGAACGAAGACCTAACCCCCGAAGACGCTCAAGCGCTCGCGGATCGGTTCTTGTTCGTGTCGCCGAAGGCAGACACGCGGGATTGGTTCGAAGCGCGCGGCGGGCTCAAGTGGTCCTTGCGCGTGGGCTTCGTCGAGCGCATCGCCAAGCACGTCTTGTGGCTCCGGGATCACGTCGCGTTACCCGAAGGGTCTAGGCTCGCGGTGCCGGGCAACGCTTTGGAACTCTTGCACCGAATGCAATCGGGCTCCGGACTTCGTTGGTCAATCCTGTTTTGGGTGCACTCGTTTTTGCGCGACGCGCAGCGGCACCTGGTACGGCGCGGTGCCGCTGGGAGCGCGTGCGTTGTGCGCGGCGGACAGGTTTGGCTGTCTTTGCCGGCCCTCGTAGAGTCGTGGGATCACTACCTGGCAGGCGAGCGCGTGCCGCGACAGGAGAGCGTTCACGCGGCCGTCAAAGGGCTACTCGCTACCGCGCGCGAAGCTCGATACCGCCCGCGTATTGCAGGCGTGCAAGTGCGATACTCTCAGCTGGAGCTCGAGCACTTGCGTTCGTGGTGCACGCAAGAAGACGAAGACATGCCTGACTTGGCCGTCGATTTGGGCATGCCGAGCACGATTCCGGCGCAAGCCGCTGCACCGAATTAGGACTGGGCCGCGTTATACTCTTTGAGCTTCTTCAAGATCCTCGAAGCGTGCGCGGCCGAGTACGTCACCCCGTAGAACACGCGGATCAAGTCCACGAGGCCTTGCGAGGTTAGGTTCACGCCTTTGACCCGCACGGCGAGCTCGGCCATTTGCTCGTCCGTCAAGTGCCCCGGACGCCCGCTACTCGTGCGCGCGTCGAGCGCGTCGCCTTGGCGTACAGCGCGCGCCCATTGGCTTACTGCCCCTTGGGTCACGCCCAGAGCGAGCGCGATCGCGCTTTGTTGCCAGCCCTGTTCAAGCAACTCAAGCGCGCGCTTTCGGCGGAATTCTTTCTGTTCGACTGTAAGTCTCTCGACGGGCTGGATCATTTTTCGGATCTCCTTGGCGTCGGGCGGCTTAGGCGGGGGCCTTTTCTTCGCTGCCACTAAAGCTTGCCTACACTCAGCCGAGGCGTGAGGCAACACTGAACGCCCGGACAGCGGGCCAAAAACCCGAACATTTTGAGGAACATGAGGCGCGTTTTAGTAGCGCGTTCCTCAGCTCGTGCCTCACGAAAACGATCTAATATATTAGTGACTTAGCAGTATTTGAGGCACTGAGGATCAATCTTAGGGTCAAGTAATTGTACGAGTTAAAATGACTAGATTTTTATATGATCTTTATTCTAGAAATTAGGGTTTGTATTACAAATATAGACCCCAATTTTCAAAACGGGGCATTTTTCGGGGCCAAGTTCTCGAAATCGTTGAACAAAGTCCGTGAGGCATGAGGCGAGGCGCGTTTGTGCCTCTGAAAAGCGCCTTGCGCAAGTCGCTGAATTCGTGCCGGTTCGTGCAAGCCTCTGAGGCAGGTCATCTGAGGCACCGAGCCCGCCGAGGTCGAGTGACCATATACGCCTTGCCATTTCGGCCGCCGGGGTGCAGCTTAGGTGTGTGTTACCCCCGCAACCTAAACCCGTCATGGCCCCGAAGCTCGCCGAGCCGCTCTGGCAGCGCCAGGCCGGCGAGACGGAAGCCGAGTTCGACGCGTTCGGGGCGTGGGTTGATTTCCGGGACTGGCACCGCGTGGGGGCGATTGCTGGCCTAAGCCAGCCCGAGGCGCTCGAGCTGGCCACGCGCTGGGCCTGGCATGCCCGTACGCGCGCCTGGGACGCCGAGCAGGCCTCCGAGGCCGACTCCGAGCGCAAAGCGCACCAGAAGGTCGCCCAGGTGGCAAGGAATGCCCTCCCCGAACTGCTCCGGGTGGATGCGGCCATCGTCCAAGAGCTTGGTGAGCTCGTGCACGAAGAGCTCGCGGCCCACCATGCCCTGGCCCGCGCCTCGGCCAAAGGCGAGCCTGGGGCAGCCCTGCCCACGCTCTCGTGGGGGGATGTGCTGCGCGGCGCGCGCGTGGTACAGCAAGGCGTCCGTGACCTCGAGCGCATCGCGCGACCAGTCACGCCTGAGACAGCGGGCGAGGCGCGCGAGCCGGGCTGGGATTTTTCTCGCGCTAGCTCGGAACAGCTCAAAGCGATCCAAGCGGCTCGTGCCGCTGCGCGCGGGGGCTGAAAGTATTTTGCGCAAGTCGCTAAATAGTTCTTGCACGCCCGGCCCCCTTGAACTAGAACAAATCTTGTCAGCAACGAAAAAGCCCGGCGCTGGTGAGACAGCCCGGGCGTGGTCACAACCTGAATTGGAGATTGGACAATGGAACTAGTAGCTCAGATCGAGAAACTCCGCACGCTCTCCGAGAACCTCTGGGATGCCGCTTGCGAGGATGACAGAGATTTCCGCGAGCAAGCCGACGTATGTGATGACCGCTACGCGGACGCGATCGCGGCCATCGAAAACGCCAACTGGAAGGCGGCCCGCAAGGCGCTCGAGGCGGCCAAATCGCTGGAGGACGAGGGCGGTGACAGCCAGCACGCTCAGTCCGCGCTCAAGGCGCTGGACGAACACCTGGAGACGCTGTGGTGGGCCTGGCACGACGCGGACAGCGATCGTTGGTCGCCAGGTGAGGACGCCGACGCGGCGACGGTAGACGCCAACCGCCGCTGCGCGATGTGGGTCAAAGGCTACAACAGCGACGGCCCCGAAGCCTGATCACCCCACCAACTAACCACGCCCCTGCTCTCGCGTGACAACGCGGGCCCGGGGCTTGGGCGCGTGATGGCACAGAGAACCCCCGACGATCCCCGCTGCAAAGACTGCCCTGAACCACGCGCGGAAGGCCGCGCACGTTGCGCAGCGTGCCTCGAGCGCAAGCGCCTCGAGAACCAAAAGCAGAACAAGGCCCGGCGCAAGTCCGGCGCGTGCCTTACGTGCGGCGCCCCGGCAGGAAAGCGCAAGCGCGACGGACAGCGTGCTAAATACTGCGCGAGGCATTTGGCCTACTACGCGGCGCGTGCCGCTGCGCGTGGTGCTTGAACCGACGAGTTTCTCGTGTTAGAGACTTGTGCAATGGGATATTTCCTACATCACGTGATCGCCGTAGTAGGCGACTATCAAACCCTGGTGGATGCGCGCATGTTCGCGGAGGGCACGGGAGCTCAACTCACTGCGATCAGCCAAACAGGCATGAACAATATTTGCTCTTTTTTCGTCGTGCCGGATGGCTCGAAAGAGGGCCGTGAGGCATCGAACAGAGGCGACCAGCGCCGCGCTAAGATCATAGGATATTTGCGCGAGCAAGGTTTGATGTTTGCAGAAATAGCGATGCCTGAAGACGGTGAGGCGCGGATCGAGAGCGCATGGCGTAGAGACCCTCCCGAATTAGAGAATTTCTAGAGGGACTTGCGCAAAGCGCTGATACAGGCTCAAAAATCGGTGGACTAGATTCGTGTCCTCGCTCATTGCTTGAGCATGGGCAAACTCTACAAGCGCGGGAAGATTTGGTGGTACCAGCATCGAGGCGAGCGCACTTCGACGCACTGCCACGACAAGCAAGCGGCCGAGGCCGAGGCCAAGAACATCGAGCGGCGCGCAGCGGATCCGAACTACAAGGCCTCAGAAAGGCGCTTGGACGACGCGCTGGATCTGTACGTCCAAGAACAAAAGAAGCGCAAGCGCTCGGCTGGCACGCTGCGCATGTACTCGTACCACGTGCAAAACTTCACGCGGATCTTGGGTGCTTCGATGCGCCTCAAGGACTTGAACAGCAAGGCCGTGGACAAGTACTTGGCCAAGCGCTCGGCCGAAAAGATCGAGCTCACGACCCAAGCCAAAGAGCTCACTACGCTCCGCGGCACGCTGCGCATGGCTGCGCGCCGCGGTGAGTACCCGTACCCGCTTGAGCAAGTCATGCCGTACAATTTCAGTCAGAAGTACGTGCCAGGTAAGCGACACTTGACGCTCGAACAGGTCTGGAAGCTGATCGAGGTCTTGCCCCAGCGTCGTGCCGCGGTCGTGGCGTTCATTGTGATGACCGGCGCGGACTGGCAAAGCGTGGCCTTGGCCGAGCCCCCAGACGTGCACGAGCACGACGTACTCGTCCGAGGCTCGAAGAACCCGAAGCGCTGGCGCACGATCCCGATCCTGGAACCGTTTGCGTTCATGGCCCTGCTCGCGGTGCCCCCATTCGAGCCTTGGGGGAACGTGCGCCGCGACTTGCGCGTGTACTGCAAAAAAGCCGGCGTACCCTACGTGACCCCGCGTGACCTCAGGCGCTCGCACGGGATGATTCTTCGAGCTCGCGGCGTCGAACCGCACTTGATCGCGGGCATGCTCGGGCACGCGGACTCACGCATGGTTGAGGTCGTCTACGGAACTTTGCCGGCGGACGCGCTAGCGAAGCTCATGCGGGCGCGGCTCGAGTCGGCCGCTGAGTAAGTGTACGCAGAACGCACAGCGTTTTTGAAAAGTGCTGTTTTAGGCCTAGATTTGCCGCGCGCCCGGTATTTTGAAAATCCACGTGTCGTCAGTTCAATTCTGACCCTGGACACTAAACGAGCTGAAAATAAGGCCGAACTGCATAAGTCGCTGAAGTAACTTAAGTCGCTAATATATTGGCACACAAGTACACCGAGCGCACAGGTTTTTGGGCTTGCTCGGAGGTACACAGGGCGCACAGACTGGTCGGGAATGGAGGTCATCATGGCGTACAGCACCAGACCAAGCCATCAGGCATGCCCGCGCCCCCGACACAGCGCCGATAGTCCGGGCACGCCTCGGGCACGCCGCACATGAGCACGAGCAAGTGGTCCGAGTCGCACAGCGTCGAGCTCTGCTCGAGCTCGGTCGTGCAATTCGGGGAGTCGTCGATCGTTGCGTGCAAGCTCGGGCGCCAGTCCTGGACCGGGGCTGGTTCTTGGGTACTGGAAGAGCAACCGACCAGTAGCAGCAAGAGGGCAAAGAGCTTCATAGTTCGACTCCAGTCAATTCAAGATATCGGCGCCTGACCAGCGCGTGTTTCCAGTCTGGCGCGTTCCAGAAGGTGCTTTCAGGGTCTCGCATGTCCGCCACCCACGACTCGATCTCGGCCAGGGTAGCGCGCTTGACCAGCCGAGCAAAGGCCTTGTTTCGGGCGACCTGCACGGCGCGCCGCGCCAAAGCTTGGGTCTCGTAAACTGACACGCGCGGCACGAACCGCACCCCGGCGGGACTCGCCACTCGGACCACGTCCTCGGCCAAGAACGTGATCTGCACGTCGAAGAACGAGGGCTGTTCCAAGGAGCCCGAGACCAGGCAAGCGGTCTGGCCCAGGATCACGACGGCACCCGCGCCGGCTTGAGAGCTTGGTGCTGGCCCTTGGATACCGCCTGGTAGAGCTCCAGGGCTTCCACGTGCAAGGGCGGGAGCTCGATCGGGGGCGCCGGGGCGGGAGTGGTCTTCATTTGGACACGCACTCCACAAGACCAGACGAGCCCGTCATCATGTTGCCGCCGAGCTCGTGGCAGCGCACTTGCCCGTAGCCCTGAATCAGGGCCGCAGAAACCACGAACCCGACCAGGGAGAGAATCACAATCACCAAGCGCGTCGTGCTGTTCATACTGAGATAGTACGGACTGGCCAGTACTTTATCAAGATCTAATTTAGCGACTTGCGCAAATAACTCATACATGGTCAGTTGCGCAGCATGTCCGCCACGCTTGCGCTCATCCTGGCCTTGACCCCGTGCTACGCGGAGCACGCGGACCCGGCGCAGCCTGCGCACCTGGCGGTGATTGCCGAGGCCATCGACCAAGTCACGGACAAGCCCGAAGAGCGCGCGGCGCTCGCCACGATCGCCAAGTTCGAAAGCTCGTTCTGCTGGAGTGTTGCGTCCGGTCGGGTGCGCGGCAGCTCGGGCGCGGGCCCGTGGCAAATCGAGCCTGGCTCGAACCGCCCGCCACCGTATGCGGGCGAGTCCTTGCCTGAGCTCACGCACGCGGCCAGACAAGCCCTCTGGCTCTGGCGCCACTCGTGGCAGTGCGGACACTCGCCCGAGGCACGGTTCCGCGCGTACGCAGGCACGTCGTGCTCGAGTGCTTGGGCCGGCGCACACGCTCGCACTCAAGTTCTCTTTTTCGCCACAAGTTACTTGAAGCGACTTGCGCAATAAGCTAAAGCCTTGCGTATGGGTAACCCGAAAAGGCACAGACAAGAGGTCCGCGCACTCGTAAGCGAGTGGAACGACCTCGTAGAAAAGAACGAGCGGAACACGTTCCGCCAAGAGCAAATCATGCGTCGGCTACAAGCCATCGGCGCCTGGCAAGACGTGCCGGTCGGGTACGCGGTCACGCGGCGCGGGCGGGCCTCGAGCGTGAGCGGCCAGCTCTCGAGCAAGCCAGACGGGCGGCTCTCGTGATTTGGGTAGGCGTTGCGGTAGCCGCCTGGTTCTTGCTCGTGTGCTCAGCCTTGGACGACGCGGGGAGGCCGTGATGCAGAACGCGGCCAAAATGCTGGAGCTCTGCCTCGGCGCGCACAAATCGATCTCATTCTCGCGCGTGGACGGGCAGTATCGGTG